AAAGTCTAAAAGCACATCAACGATTGCACGAAGCAGGACACATAGATGAATTACCCTGGAACCACCCAGACTACCATCCAGACTATCAAGCTCAGTTGGCACTTGAAGCTGACAACGACTTACCAGCCGCCAACGGCAACATACGTGGGTTTGGTTCAGTGTTTCCTACTCCGGCGGTCAAAGGCGACATGTATTTAAAAACTGACCGTTTGCCAAGTGAATTGTACAAATTCAATGGTAATATCTGGATCATAATTGATAAAAATATCAGCGATAGTTATGTGTATGATGAAGCGTACATAGACCATCTGATAGAAAAAATTGATTCAGGCGAATACGACCCTGATTTACTAAGCGAGTCCGAAAAAGACGGTATCGCACTCAGATTAAACATCAAGCCATAACATGGCAGATTCCATTGTTCATTGTAGTTTTTGTGCCAAACACAAAGATCAAGTAGTCAAACTTATTGTGGGCAACAATGCAGCTATCTGTGATGCCTGTGTGGATTTCTGTGAAAATTTACTCAAAGACAGAAAAAAAACTGCCACGGCCAATGCAACTAAATCCACAGTGCTGGATCCTGGAGATATTAAAAATTTTTTAGATCAACATGTGGTGGGACAAGATTCAGCAAAAATAGTTTTATCAGTGGCCATTGCCAATCACTACAAACGTATTGGTAATTTAGATACCAATGTAGAAATACAAAAAGTCAATATATTAATGACTGGACCCACTGGCACTGGTAAAACATTACTGGCAAGAACTGTGGCAAAATATCTAGATGTGCCATTTGCAGTGGCCGACGCCACTTGTCTCACTGAGGCAGGATATGTGGGTGATGATGTAGAAAGTCTGATAGGAAGATTGTATGCAGCAGCCAATGGTGATGTTCAACGATGTCAGCGTGGTATAGTGTTCCTGGATGAAGTTGATAAAATAGCAAGAAAAAGCGAAAGTGCCACAGTTGCCCGAGACGTGTCCGGTGAAGGTGTTCAACAGGCCTTGCTCAAATTGATTGAAGGTACCAAGTGCAAAGTGTCTGCACATGGAAATCGTAAATCCGGTGATACCATAGAAATTGACACAACTAATATACTGTTTATTGCTGGTGGTGCATTTGTGGGGTTAGATGCCATAGTAAAAAACCGTGTGCAAGGTACCACCATGGGATTTAGTGCAAATTTCAGCAGTGACATACATCTTGTCCAGGAACCAGTGATCCCCGATGACTTGGTCCGATACGGAATGATTCCTGAATTTGTGGGCCGATTTGGAAGCTGTGTTAATTTACAAGCGTTGACTAAACCGCAGTTAATTAATATTTTAACTGAAATAAAACACAATGTTATCAGTCAATACAAATGGTTGTTTGATCAAGATGGTGTTGCACTAGAATTTGATCCAGACAGTTTGGATCTCATAGCAGAACGTACATTGCACACAAAAACAGGCGCCAGAGGGTTACACATTGAACTAGAACGTGCATTGCTACCGCATATGTTTGATCTACCAAAATATAAACGACAAAACATACTGCAAGTGGTCATCAATAAAGAGTTGATAAATACTCCTATGACACTGATACAAGAAAATTCATGAAACTATACGGACGAACAGTTTTGGTCAAAGATGGCAACGTAGACAAAGCTCTGCGAAAATTCAAGAAAAAAATTCAAGATGATGGGTTGCTGAACAATCTTCGCGAGCGAGAATTTTATGAAAAACCTACCACTGAGAGAAAACGTAAAAAATCTGCGGCGAAAAACCGCTTGCAAAAACAAATAACGGCCCAGGCACTGCCAAAGAAATTGTTCTAAGTCTCTTTACATTTAATCACTTTTAATCTATAATAAATAACTGTGTAGATGCCGATGGTCGGGTCTATATTAAAGTCATCTTGCTTAATAAAGGAGAAAACAAATGACAAAAACTCTCACACTTCGTAGTTTCGACATTCCTGCAATTCACAAATTTGGTATTGGTTTTGATAACTTATTTGATGATCTAATGCGTGTAAATGCTCAACAAGCCAACAACAACTATCCACCCTACAACATTGTACAGATCAACGATGATGAGTATATGATCAGTATTGCGGTAGCAGGTTTTGGCCATGATAATTTGTCAGTTACAAAAGATAAAAACTTTTTGATTGTTGAAGGCACACATGCAGCTGAAACTGTGGAAAACAATGATTCTACGGCAGTATTTTTGCACAAAGGAATCAGCGAAAGAAGTTTCCGTAGGGAATTTCAATTGGCAGATCACGTAGAAATTAACAATGCAAATCTTGAATTGGGGATTTTAACCATTCATTTAAAACGTGAAGTACCTGAAGAAATGAAACCAAAGAGCATTGCAATTACCTATACAAACTAATATAATAGTAAATACACAGTGGAGAGCAGTCTCCACTGTACAATTATACCAATAAAGGAATGCCGATGTCACAATCAGATACTGCCAAAAAAATACAAGTTAATCACGACATCAAGGAGCCACCAATGTTCAAGGTGATATATGTCAATGACAATCAGACTTCGGTGGAATTTGTAATTGAAAGTCTAGTTAGTGTGTTTAGTTATAATACTGATACTGCACTGAAAATTACCGAAAACATACACACCGAAGGCAGTGCAGTGGTAGCGGTATTACCTTATGAGATTGCTGAACAAAAAGGTGTCGAAGTGACATTGTCAGCAAGAAGCCAAAATTATCCATTACAACTGAAATTAGAACCAGAACTGGTCTAAGATTACTTTATTTCTATGCGTTTAGGATAGTAAGGCCGTTGGCACCATTCAGTATCGCCGCGTCCTCTACAGTTATTAACATATCTGATGTCATTGGTAATTCTGTCTACCTGTTGATGATAGTGACCAAAACACCATGTATGGATTTTGTGTTCAGTGTCTTCATTCAATGCCAGCTCCAAATGTGGATTGCCAGTGGTGTTAAATCTCCAACTGCCGGACAATGCAATGTCATGCTCCACCAACCATGGTGCTGGTACTGTGTGTGACACAATCACAATAGATTTAACATCCGGATGAGTTTGTAATTTTTTAACACCTTGAATAAGATACGCTGCATCATTAAGTGCTGCCGAAGCAACATCGTCAACGGCAGTTTTACTAATTTGATACGTGTCTTGAAACCATAATTGGGTTTGATCTGCATCAATATTAAGATCAAAATCATAATTCCACCAGCCGTTTGCACCAATGATAGCAACACCATTGACAACAACCACATGCTCGCGCATGAATACTACATTTTTAATTTTAGCAAGTCTATCAGCCAGTTCTTTATAACTTTGATTTAACGTATCAAGCTGCCAACGATGTTCGTCGTTGCCGTCGATATAAAAAACAGCTTGATAACATTCACTAAGATGAGTTAATGTTTCAACTGTTAAATCTATTGTTTTAGCAATATCGCCAGCTACTACACAAACTGGACTTGTGGCCTGCCCGGCCCAGTCAAATTTATCCCAGGTCTCGACGTGTAAGTCAGAAATTAAATCAAATGCAAAAGTCATGATACATATTTAAAAGGATTTTACATGAACATAATATTTGGAACAGAGCAAGCTGAAAAATTACGTGACCGTTTTACTGTGCTTGAACTTGATACTTTTACACTTGGCAACAGTGGACCAACTGTAACGGCATATTGTGTGATAGAAACAGTGCCGCTGGATCAAATGCCCATGATTGAAGCATGGCAAAGATTACACACCGCATTGATAAAAAATTTTCAAGAACGAAATTGGACCTACTGTAATCCGTTAATAGCACAATTAAAAGGTGCCTGGAATTTAGAAATTGATAGCTTTTATGAAATTCTTCAACAAAGAATTGACAATTTATTAGCAACAGAGCCAGATAAAAATTGGACCCATGTCATTGAACGGCCAATTGGAGAAATATTTTAACACTGGTATTGCCTAAGGTTTGGCATATTTTTTTGCTTTTTCGTATACAATTTTAAATTGTTGATTTGTTGGCCAAATAAGATTTGTGTTGGTTTTAAAAAATTCCACAATAGATTGATGAGATGTTAGGTTATTCCAATGGTCAACCCAGTGATTACAACTCTTGGATTGTTCAAATTTAACAAAGGCTAACGATAAGTTTGTTTCCAATTCAGAGTTAATTTGATCAAAAAAACTCTTGCTAAAAAAATGTTCGCGGTTATGATCTGCAATTTGTTGCAATTGAGCTAGTTTATGTTGTCTTTCATGATCAGTCCAATTTGCAATTTTTTTCATCAACAACACTATAGCTTGTAATCTTTTTGCAGGGTCTTTTATAGTATCGTAACTTTCATCAATCACAGTATCAAATGTTTTAAATCCGTAGGTTCTTAGGTATTCTAAACTACCGTGCGTGGCTGCTAAAATAAAAGGTTGCCCACAGGCAATAGGGCGCAACGATTTTTCAGTCAACTGCAATCGGTCGTCATCAAATAATGTTTCTAACACAACTTCAATATCGGTATTTGCATAATCTTCTATAGTAAAATCTGCACTACTAGTGCTAGGAGCGGTGTTGACACTGAAATGATTTTCAAGGTGATGCTCAGATTGCCAACCTGGATTGGCAAACGTGTGATTTTTGTAATACACACCCTGTTCGTTGAATACTGCAGATGTTTGACAGTCTGAGACCAAGTTGTGCTCTACTAGTAAATCAGCAAATTTTAGTCGATATTCTCTAGTACCGGTCCATGCACGATTGTAAATTAAAAATTTTTTTGTTGGTGTTTTTTTTATTGATATGTGCTGGGCAAATCGAAACCAATCCAACGACAACAGTGCATGATTCCAGTAGTAAATTGGAATAAAATTGTTATTTTGATAGATGTCAAGATTTTTAGATCTTTTTTCACTGTGTAGTAAAAATACGTTGTCATAAATGCACGGCGTGTGTCTTAAATTATGTTGATTGTACTTGATGTTTAGTGATTTCAAAATAGTAGTAAATTTGTCACTCCAATCAAACTCATAATTTTCATACAACTCAAAATTTAAAGGCTCCTGGTCATAACAGTAAATACTTGGTTGAGAAGTTCTTTCTTGCCAGTTATAATTTTTAATTACATTCAAATCCTCGAACTTTTTTGATCCATATGGATAAAATCGATAAATTATTACAACTTCTCCGCAATTTTCTTCAGCAAGACTTTGGACATAGTGATACAGTCGATCTAAGGGAATACTCATAGGATGGTATTTACAATTAAAACCATCAAGGAATAAAATATGTCAACTCAGCTAATAAAAAAATACCAATTTCACAAATTCTGGGATGATGAATTTAAACACCTACTGTACCAACATGAGGAATTTAACGATCCTGACAACTTGAAGCTTTGGACTGATGCAGGATATCCTAATCGGTTCACCGGTGACATGTGTGATATGCGTAGTCAACAACCTTCATGGAATCAACGATTTGTAGATATGTTTTCGGGCAACGGCTGGAAGGACATTGGCACCAGTTATTATCGAATGAGTACTGGCACAGTATTGCCTACACACAGCGATTTGTACAAAAAATATGTCAAATTGTTCAATCTTCAAGGTCGCGAACATACCATAAGACGTGCTATAATATTTTTAGAAGATTGGCAACCTGGGCATTACGCCGAGTTGTTAGATGAACCTTTTGTGGGCTGGAGAGCAGGCGCAGCACTTGAGTGGAGCTATGATGCCGCACACATGGCCGCCAATTTGGGAATCTCTCCTCGATACACATTACAGATTACAGGGCATGTAGATGATTAACAGTTATAATGAATGGGACCCACTGGAAGAAATAGTAGTGGGGTCAGCAACCTATGCAAATTGGCCGTCCGCTGATCCTGTGTTTGCAAAAGAAAGTTCCAAAACTACCTGGACCAAAACACCAGTACCCAGTGGTCCAGTTCCACAATGGATCATTGATGAAACAAATGAAGATTTGGATGTATTGGCTGATACACTAACAAAATTAGGTATTGTAGTACATCGTCCAACAGAAATAAATTTTCAAGAACGCAACGGCATGTATAACTATTGTCCTAGAGACAGGTTGTTAATTGCAGGATCCACTGTGATTGATACTGCTGTGTTGTATCCCTGCAGAGACCAAGAAATTCAAGCACTAGATTTTGTAATAAAAAGTGCTAAAAAAGTATTGACCATGCCCAAAAATTCAGGTTATGTTCTAGACGCTGCAAACATATTACGATTGGGAAAAGACAAATATTTGTTCCTTGAAAGTGCCAGTGGTAATCGTCTCGCATGGCACTGGTTGATGGCCAATTTGCCTACCACAACCAGTATGGAACTTTGTAATTTTTATTCAGGCGTGCACATTGACAGCACCATAATGCCTTTGCGAGAAGGTGTTGTGTTGTTAAATGCCAGCAGAGTTAATAAATCTAATTGCCCACGTGTGTTTGCCGACTGGGAATGTATCTATATAGATGATGTTGTGGCACAAGATTTTTATCAGTATCCTTATGCATCAAAATGGATAGGCATGAACATGTTGGTAGTTGATCCCAACACAGTGATAGTGGATGCCGCACAACACAGCTTAATGGAATTGTTAGCTAGGAAAAATTTTACTGTGATACCCCGTACATTGCGACACAGTAGAACACTAGGTGGCGGCTTTCATTGTGCCACACTGGATCTCCGGAGACGTCATGATTAATCCCATCACAATTGATCCTGCGTTGATTCAGCAGTTGGTTGAACAAGAAGTTGAAAAAAATATTCTTAGTACAATTGAAAATCTTTGCCAAGATAAAGCATGGTTAGCTCGTATAGAGCACATGATCAATCAAACAGTAACACATGAAACTATTACTAGAATTGGCAGCATTGATATTAATACCATTATACGCCAGCGGGTTGATGACAATATGAACACAGTCAAACAACAGTTGCTGACAGATTTTGCCAGTACCGGTATTGACGATCAAGCCACTGTGTGTCAATTGACCATAATGGACGATACCACTGTGGTAGAAAATCGGCTAACCACTGCAGATCTAACAGTGGTCAATGGCGCTAGGATCAATGATCTTGCAGTGACTGGCAGTATTAATACAGATAATCCAGCCTGGACTGCATTGGCCGACAACATTAGTAATTCTGCTCTTGAAAAATTATCTGAGAAGTGGCGAACAGAATTGGTACAACAAGTTGCCGACCAAATACGCAAACAAGGCATTGATTTTGATGCTGTAACCATTGGTGGCAATTATGTTGTCTCGGGCAATCAACTAAGCAAAACAATTACAGAATCAAGTTTGCAATCAGTTGGATTGTTGAATCAACTGTCGGTCAAAGGCGATGCACACATAAACAATACTCTGCATGTGGTTAAAAGTAGAATAGGTATCAACACAGATTCTCCTGAAGCTGCACTCAGCGTGTGGGATGAAGAAGTTTCTGTAATTGTGGGCAAGCACAAGGCCAAACAGGCTTATATTGGCACAGGTAGAGATCAAACACTGAGTTTAGGAGTTAATCGTACACCATATCTTGACATTGACAACACCGGGCTGACCACTGTGAAAAAATTACAGGTAGGAGTGCACAAGTTCAGCCATGCCACACAAGTTCCAGGCTGGTTAGGAACCAAAGGAGATATAGTGTTCAATGCTAATCCAGGCCCTGACCGTGTGTTTGCCTGGGTATGCACTGGTTCTTATAATTGGCAAGTCATCAAAGGTGCAGAATGAACGTCAGTTGGGTATTGGCAGACGCCACAGCATTGGATCCCACACAGGATCTTGCGCAATTAAAAAATATAGGCAGCTTTTGGGGCGGCTGGCGTACATGGCGTGCCTGCGCCACAGACAATGTTGTTTGTCACAGTGCAACACAGGCTGAAAATTTATTGAAACGAAAATTTCAAACGCAATGTAATTTTTACATGCCAAATTCTGCTTACTTGACATTGAATCGTCCAGAAGGTGTGCGGTTGTATGAAGGTGAATTTGTGCATGATGTTGACCGTCAAGAAGAAATTGTTGCCATGCACTTGGCAGCTGGCGCCAATGACATTATACTACTGTTGGGATTTGATCTACAGGATCGACCAAAAAATCCTGACAAGCTGGCAGAAAATCAAATGCAGCATTACCGAAATTTGTTTAAACAGGTAATTGTAAACAATCCTAACACACAATGGGTTTTGGTAGATCATCCAGGAGAAATTGGAAAATCGTTTGAATCATTGAACAACTTGACCAAAGACTCAATGAGCAGTGTGTTCAAAATGTTAGCTGCTTGACTTGTAATTGGAGTTGTAGTATAATACACTATGACTACACTACAACGCATAGGTTTTTGTTGCAAATGGCTGAATGATCCTTCTGAATGTGGAGGCATGAAAGTCAATGCAAAGGACCGTGAACTGAACGGCAGATCAACTACCATGAGGTGGCTTCGCGAACATGTGGATGAAGCCGAACAACGTCAGTGGGATATCATGAATCACAATACTGCAGCCGCTGTGAAAATGATTGAGCGTGTGGCCACTCTGCCTGAAGGTCGCAGAATGGTTCGTCTGGGCAGTGAAATGCTACAGGGCTACACTGAACCCAGTTGGATTGCGTGGTGGCAACGTCAGGAAATACAAGATCATTGTGCAAAGATATTTGCACCCATTGGTGAAACTGCACGTAGACTAGATGTCAGACTGAGTTTTCACCCTGGACAGTTTTGTGTTTTGGCCAGTGAGAATCCTGGCATCGTAAATAGAAGTATACAGGAGTTTGAATATCATGCAGATATGGTTCGCTGGATGGGATACGGCAAGACTTTCCAGGACTTTAAAATCAACGTACACATCTCGGGTAAACAAGGCCCCGATGGCATTCGCGCTGCCCTCCAACGTCTTAGCCCCGAAGCAAGAAACTGTATCACCATCGAAAATGACGAAAACGCCTGGGGAATCGACAGCAGTCTCGAACTTGCCCGAGACTGTGCCCTCGTGCTTGATATACACCACCACTGGATCCGTACAGGAGACTACATTCAATCCTCCGACGATCGAGTTAAAGGCGTAATTGATTCATGGCGCGGTGTAAGACCTGCCATGCATTATAGTGTCAGCCGAGAAGACTATCTAGTGGGTCATGATGCCACTGAGTTGCCCGACATGCAAGCACTGCTTAACCAAGGTTTCAAAAAGCAAAAACTACGAGCCCATAGTGACTTCTATTGGAATTCGGCAGTGACCGATTGGGCATTGACCTTTGCTGAAAACTTTGATATTCAATGCGAAGCCAAGGGTAAAAATCTAGCTAGCCAACAAGTTTATGAACGATATATTGCTTAACACATTTGACTGGATACGAGATGATTTTAAGTCCAACAGATTTCGCTTTGTTGTTGAGCTTGTTGCTTGGGCTATCAGCATTGGTTGCAGTATCACTATGGCACTCACAGTCCCCACCCCTCCGCTACTGGCTCTTTACCCTGTGTGGATCCTTGGCTGTGCTATGTATGCTTGGGCTAGTTATACAAGGAAATCTTTTGGCATGCTGGCTAACTACATCCTGCTTGTAACTATTGACAGTGTTGGCCTGGTGCGCATGCTCATGTGACTAAGCTCTTGACCTAAAATTTTATTGTACAAAAAATCATTCTATAAATATCTGCCTAAAGCAACCAATAGGCAACACATGGACAGATATAAAGAACTTGAACAACTTATAACACAATTTAGAAGAAATTTACCTCAAGACCAACACTATGCAGACAGACTGGCAGAAGAACTAGAACTAATAAGAGATCAAAACTTTGCTCGACATTTTTTGCGAGTGAGAGAAATATTAGATCTCACAACAGATATACCACACATCACTAGAGGATCAGCAGGAAGCAGTTTAGTATGCTGGCTCATGGGAATCAGTGATTTAGATCCAGTGGCAGAGAACATCCCTATAGCACGTTTCATGAATCCCAAACGTGATGATCTTCCTGACATCGATCTTGATTTTCCACACTGGCAACAGGCCACTGTGATGAATAGAATATTCAAACGCTGGCCTGGACAAAGTGCCAGAGTGTCAAACTATGTGATGTATAAGGAAAAGTCAGCCAAAAGAGAAGCAGCCAAACGACTGGGTGCCAAAGGCACTCTTAAACGTGGCTTTGAATTTCATCAAGTGCTACCCCCAGAAGAGATACAGGAAGCTGAACGTGTAACAGCCAAGCTCATGGGTAAAAAACGATGTATTTCAAAACACTGCGGTGGCATATTGATCTTTGATCGCGCTGTGCCCAAAAGTCTAATCAATGGTGACAATCAGATCTTGTTAGACAAGTATGAAACTGAAGACCTTGAGCATTTTAAAATTGACATTTTGGCCAATCGTGGATTGAGTCAACTATGGGAAATTGATCAGCGTTCGTTAACTGACTATCCTGAACATGATCAAGCCACCAGCGACCTACTAGGTCGTGGTGATGTGTTGGGTGTGACTCAGGGTGAGTCACCGGCCATGAAAAGATTGTTCCGAGCTCTTAAAGTAAAAAGCCGTAGCGACTGTACTTTAGCTACTGCACTCATACGACCAGTGGCCACACAGGGCAGACGCAAGGCGTCTGCGTTTCAAGACTGGAGTACTGATACCATACAACAAGATACAGTTGTGTTTGAGGATGATGCCATAACCATGATAGCAGATATTTTAGAATGCGACATGTATACAGCAGACATGTGGCGCAGAGCCTTTGCCAAACGCAATGAAGAAAAGATCTATGAATTCATGCAGTTAATTGGAGATCATCCTAAAAGAGATACTGTGCTGAGTGCCTTGAGAGAACTCAGCCATTTTGGTCTTTGCCGTGCTCATGCCACTAATTTAGGTAGATTGATCTGGGCGTTGGCTTACCAAAAAGCACACAATCCTGAACAATTCTGGAGAGCCTGCTTGAAACATTGTGAAGGCAGTTATAGTCGTTGGGTGTACTATCAAGAAGCCAAACTGGCCGGTGCGGTGCATGCTCCAATGGAGGGCGGCGAATGTGATGAATTAGCTCGTACTGGTCGTTGGACTAGCAGTAGATTTATTCCAGCCTGCACAGAAATACGGCGTCCTGGTGAAGTAGAATTTTTAGGACTTGTTGCCAATTATCGAGTGTTCAAAAGCGGCGCTAAAGATTACATTACCTTTGCTACCCTGGGCACAGGCAACGGACGCTATTTAGATGTGATACTACCACATGCTATCAGTTTTTCAGAGCAACCAATTCTATGGGGAAAAGGCCGATTAGACTATGCAAACAATTCAGAATGTGTTAAAGTGTACAAAAGCAAACGCATGCGACTGCAAGAAATAGCACACATTGATTAATGGCCCGACTACACATATACCCACATAACGAACCTCAACAGGATCTACACATAGTGGCAGATCCTGCCGCACTGAGAGCACTAGCACAGGCTCTGTTAAGTGTGGCCAAAAATCCAAACATTTTTGAGCGAGTAAAGTTGCATACAAGTGATGGACATGAATACACTGCTATGATTGTGTCTGGTATTTCTGAATCTGAGTGGCAAGACATATCTCCAGCCTATGCCAAATCAACTGTTCCGGCCATCTCAGTCCTGGAAGATTATCATAGTTTAAAAACACAGTTGACAGAGTCCCAACAAAAATCGTAACAAAACTGTAATATGATTCTGCTTAAATAATTTTGTCACAACAAGGAGAACTCAGTGAACAAACTACTAGCAATCTTATTAACCGCAGTCGCTTTATCAGCAAACGCAGACATCACAGGCGCTGGCGCTACATTCCCATTCCCAATCTATGCCAAGTGGGCTGAAGGATACAAGAAAGCCACAGGCAACAGTTTGAACTATCAAAGCATTGGTAGTTCAGGTGGCATTAGACAAATTAACGCAAAGACAGTTGACTTTGGTGCAACAGATGCGCCAGTTAAAGGTGAAGATCTTGACAAGAACGGACAAGTGCAGTTTCCTGCTATCATAGGCGGAACAGTTCCTGTAGTAAACTTAGATGGTATCAAGCCGGGTGAACTAAAGATTACTGGACCAGTAATGGCAGATGTATTCATGGGCAACATCATTCGTTGGAATGATCCTCGATTACTAGCATTAAACCCAGGTAAGACATTGCCTAACACTGAAATCACCATTGTTCATCGTGCTGATGGTTCAGGTACAACATTTAACTGGACAGACTACTTGAGCACTGTAAGTCCAGAGTGGTTGGCCAAAGTAGGTCGCGGTGCCGCAGTCAAGTGGCCAGCGGCAAACTCAGTAGGTGGTAAAGGCAACGAAGGTGTTGCTGCCAACGTGAACAGAATCAAAGGTTCGATTGGATATGTAGAATATGCTTATGTTAAAAAGAACAACATGACATTCCTACAATTACAAAACCGATCAGGCCGCTATGTCAGTCCAGATGATCTAACATTTGCCGCGGCTGCAGACGGTGCTGATTGGTTCAGTGTTCCTGGTATGGGACTCAGCATTGTGGACCAACGTAATCCCAATGCTTGGCCTGTTAGTTCAGCCAGTTTCATCATCATGTACAAAGAGCCAAAGAATAAAACCAATAGTGATGAAGTGCTAAAGTTCTTTGATTGGGCATTTAAGAACGGCAAGAAAGATGCTATGGATTTAGATTATGTACCATTACCGGACAGTTTAACAAAGCAGATACGTGAACGTGTTTGGACACAAATTAAATAAACCGCGTACAAAATAGAGTACGGCTGGAGTCTCGTAACCAGCACTGGCACCTTCGGGTGCTTTTTTATGCCCACTAAACTTGTGCTCTAGAGCAATAAATATTAACATAATAAGAATTATATAAAGTGAGCAATAATGATAAAAAAAATCGCTCTAGGACTGGCTAGTCTTGTAAGTCTAGCGATTCCATCTGCACAACCTACCAATGCCAGAAACTCTGACAATGCAAACACCAACGAGTGTGTACGATGGATCTGGAGTGGGGATGTGTATGCTAGAAAAGTAACATGTGTGGAATGGCGTAAAAAAGATTGCTCTAATAGATTATACAAAGAAATTTGTAAACGGGAGTAAAAAAAATGATAGATCCAATCACAGCACTAGCAGGAATACAAAGCGCAATCAGCATGGTCAAGAAGGCAGCTAATGTTGCCAATGACCTAGGCTCACTTGCGCCCATGATTGGCAAGATGTTTGATGCCAAGAGCACTGCCACAAAAGCATTGATGGAGGCTAAAAAGTCTAAGAAAGGTTCCAACATGGGAACCGCACTTCAGATTGAGATGGCGTTAGAGCAAGCCAGAGCTTTTGAGGAAGAACTTAAAATGCTCTTTATGCAGACTGGTAAGATTGATGTGTGGAACAAGATTAAAGCTAGGCAAGCAGAAATGGATGCAGATGATGCTCAAGAATTAAGACTTCATAATGCTCAACAACGAGCACGTAAACAAAAAGAAGCAGAGATGAATGAGTGGGCAATGATTATTGGCGCAGTTGCATTTGTTTTATTTTTGTTGTTTATCGGTGGATATGAACTACACCAGTTTTGTCAAACAGGCAATAGGTGCGGAAGATGAACGAATATCAAAAAACCTTTGACATGTGTTTAAAGATATTTGTTTATGGGTGTGTGGCGTTGTATTTCTTGGGTTTTCTTAAATTTTTGCCTGATGATTTGTCAAATAAAATTGTAAATTTATTATTAGGCAAAGTAGGACTATAACTATAACTATTCCTAATAAATACTCAAAGGGAGAAAACTATGTTAGATATATTACTTTGGGTAGCACTAGGTGCGTTTGTAGGCTGGAATTTTCCACAACCATCATGGGCCAAAACAATGCAGGAAAAAATACAATCACTGCTTGCTAAAAAATAAGTGGAGATTTGCATGGTAACAAAGAAAGTTACTGCCAGAAGAAAATCAGTAGCGCCGCCTGCACCACCATCAAAAAACTTTTCAACGGCCGCTTTAGGGGTGTGTATGGTTATTCTTACCAACTATCAAGCTGAAGTAAAACAAGCATTATCATTAATATTAAAAACGCTGACATGAATATATTAGACAAATTTTTAGAATTTAAAAAACTCCCTTACATTCTAGCAGGAGTCATATTTCTTTGCAGTCTAGCGGTGCTTAGTTGTTTTAAAAGCGCCGAAACTCAGTTGGACACACTCAATCACGCTGTGTCGTTTAGTCGAGCTATGATCAGATCATCTGACGATCTGACCAATTATGCAAGATATTATGTCACAACAAAAAACGACCAATGGAAAACTGAATTCAACAATGTGCTCAAGATACGAAACGGTGAATTGGCTGATGAAAAGGGCGTGGTCAAATCATTCAAGGATAGACTCAAAGAAGTACCGTTTTTACAGAGTGAATTAGACACACTTTTAAAAGCAGAACAGTTGAGCAACAATTTGGCAAAGCTAGAAATTGAAGCATTTGATTGGACTCAAAAGGGCAAAATTGAATTAAATTTCGACATACAAACTCATCACCACATGGCTGCACAATTGTTGATGTTTGGAGATGACTATAAGAACCATAAAAATCAAATTATCCAAACCACAAATGAATTTTACACGTCAGTTGTTAATAGGCTGCAATCACAATATCTGTTCTACATGACAACTGCATGGACAATGATAATCTGTATTAACATAAGTTTGATACTTTTAATAGTCGCTATCAAACATAAAGACAGCATGGTGACTAGACCCAAACGTATAGTGAAAAAGTCACCTGTAAAAAAGCCAATTAGGAAATAGTATAATCTGAATCAAACACACAATGTGTGACATTGTGTGTTTGTTGGTTACTTGGCCGCAACCTTTGGTGTTCTTGGCTTGGGTTCTGTTTTGGGTTTTGCAGGTGCTTTTGGCTTTACAGGTGCTTTTGGCTTTGCAGGTGCTTTTGGCTTTGCAACTACTGCCGCAGGTACTACTGCGTCTGGTACAACAACCACTGCTTCAACTGCTGGAGCTGTAACAGGAACTGCGTTGGATGCTTCAACTGCTGCAGGCAATGCTTCTACCTTGCGGGGTTCTTCTGGAATAGTTTTGGGTCTAAGCGACAAGAATTTTTTTAAGAATGTTAACATGGGTTCTCCTATACAGTGTATTTACTCCAAAAAAAAAATTAATTTTTATTTGACATTTATGTGGCAATGCAATATAATAACATAAATACTCAGTAGAAACCATGAGTAGCTACATATACAGGACATTACAAATGAAATACCTATCAGAAAAAATGCTGTCTATCTTGGAACGTTTAAGTGAAATGTTTCCAGGTAACAGTTATCAAAGCCGCTTAGATCAATATCTAAGCACCAAAGGCATTACCGATGCTGCACAGTTGGAAACTTACGTCCGACAATTTAATTCTCAACTAGAAACTTATCTATGAAAAACTTTTTAAAAACCATTTACAAAGGTCTAATCACCTGGACAGAAATGATCCACGAATATCGTCAACACTCTGCCAGCAGACACCATTATTGGAAATAATCATGGAATTAGTAGCAATTCAAATTATATTATTTGGGATAATAATTCTAATGTATTTGGTACAGGAGTTGGATCAATGAACTATTTAGACACATTGTTGATGTTGATACGCTGGGCGCAACAAGGTTGGGAAGTCCATCCTATCAACCTCAATGATGAAATCACTGGTTGGGTTTAATCCAAAAATTGATAAGTAATTGATGAATGAACTTATTGCCACCTTGGTGATGACACACATCACCATAGTGTGTGTTACTTTGTATCTACACCGCGGGCAAGCACATCGCGGCATACTTTTTCACCCTGTGCTAGAACACTTCATGCGAGCCTGGCTATGGCTCACCACAGGCATGGTTACCAAACAGTGGGTAGCAATACATCGTAAACATCACAGATTCACAGAAGAATCTGGCGATCCACACAGCCCACATGTGTACGGAATTCTTAGAATTTTATTTCGCGGCGCTGAACTGTATCATTCGGCCAGCAAAGACTCTGAGATGGTGCAACAATATGGCGCAGGCACACCCAACGATTGGCTGGAACAAAACGTATACACCAAGCACAGCCGCCTGGGTATCTTGCTCATGTTACTGATAGATCTATTGCTGTTTGGTTATTGGGGCGTGTTAATATGGATTATCCAAATGATATGGATCCCATTCTGGGCGGCAGGTGTAATCAATGGGTTAGGACACTGGTGGGGGTATCGAAATGGTGAAACCAAAGATCACAGTAGAAACATTGTTCCTTGGGACATTGTTGTTGGTGGCGAATGCCTGCATAATAACCATCATTTGGATCCTGCTAACCCTCGACTGAGCCGTCGTTGGTTTGAATTTGATGCAGGCTGGATGTGGATACAAATTTTTAAATTTTCTAGGTTATTGACTTTAAAAAATTAGTGATCGCTCACTACAAATAATTGTTGCACTGCACAATAATTATCATATATAATATAGTACAAGACGCTGCATAGGGCGGGTCTTGTTAACATTTCGCTTAATAAAGGAAAATAAAATGTTCGCATTAGATAACACAATCGACTCTATTCAAACCAGTCAAAAAACTTTCGTTAAAACTTTTGTTCAAAATGAAACAATTGCAGATACACTCAACAAACTAGTTGATACCAACGCCGAATACTCCAAAAAGGCTGTTAAATTGGGTGCTGACACAATGGCTACTTTGGTCGAAGAGGCCACCAAATTTGCTCAAACTGCTGGTAAATTTGATTACGCTAAAATGGTTGAAGAGTTTACGCCAAAAGCAAGTAAAAAATAAAACAATAATTGTTTGGCCAAAATCCAGTATTTCGATACTGGATTTTTTTTTGCCATAAGTAATTGTACAATCATTATAGCATGCTATAATACATGCACTAACTTATTTAATTATCATGACCACACCAGACTCAGACACCAATGTAAAAGATCATTCACAGCTGTTGAACGATACAGGTATGTATGTTTTTATGGGTCCAGTGGACGATGAAGCCATCAAACCTATCATTGAATGGATTCTTGTTGAAAATCATGTGGTCAAGAAAAAGAAAAAAGAACTGCTACTAATGATCTGCAGTGAAGGCGGCGATCTCCAAAGTGCGTTTGCACTGATAGATGTGATGAATGCCAGTAGTATTCCGGTTAAAACCATTGGACTAGGACAAATTGCCAGTGCAGGACTGTGTATATTCATTGCAGGGGCCAAGGGCCGCAGGGTTCTTACACCCAACACAAGTATTCTAAGTCATCAGTACAGCTGGGGCAGTGACGGCAAAGCACATGAATTGTTTGCACAGGTAAAAGAATACGAACTCACATTTCAGCGCATGTTAGAGTTGTATCGTAATGCAACTGGATTAGATGACGACGCCATACGCAAATACCTGCTGCCGCCACAGGATGTTTGGCTAAGTTCCAAAGATGCATTGGAATTGCACATCTGTGACTATGTGAGTGATCTCAAGAAGTAATTACTTCTGACGCTTACGCCCTAGAGTTTTTTCGTTACCAAATTTCTCTGGTTCTTGATAGGCCTTGACATTGCTACGAGGCGGAATATAATCAACCAACTCCCCAGCTTTGCCCTTGTCTGCATCACCAGCAGTGGCAGTCTGCTCTACATTGGGTTCAACCTTGGGTTGTTTGTTGATGTTAAAAACCAACTTGCCACTTGAACTAGATGTGCTGGAATAACTCTTTTGTGCCTCCAGTGTGACTTCGGTAAACAACTTGCTGGGCCATACTGTATTAAACCCTTGGATTATGAATTCTGTTTTGGCATTTTTAGCTTCAGTGTACATCTGCACAAACGCCGAGTTATTGAGAATGTCAGCGGCAGCATCACTGAAGTCTGTGGTCATGTTGATATGATTAACAACCTTGTACGCAATACTTGCTACCATGTGATTCAATGGTACTATCTTGCTGGGATCTTCTGCAGTGCGATCGTGATAAATCTTCTTTAGATTTTTACTGATATTGATTTTGTCAATATCAAAGTCTTTGACACCTGCATATTGCTTTAAACCCATTACTTGTTGTACTTCTGCAGCAGTGATTAATTCTTGTTCTACTGCCAGGGTCAATGGGCCTGAATTATGATCACCTCGGTCAATGGTTTCTAGAATTTCAATCACATCGGCATATTGCTGTCGGAACTGTGTCATACCAGCAGCTTCTAGTTCACGCACACTGGTCAATAAGTTTATGCTAGATGCCATCGCACCCTTGGCGCCTTTTGAACTGAGTTTGATCTGTTTGCCTTCAGGACTGATCAACAAACTATCGTATAACCCACCGCTGACATTTTGATTGAAACTCACAACAGATCCTGCAAATCCATCTTGACCCATGAAGATTTCCGCGGCCTTGGCAGCATTGCCTTTGACTGGAATACCACGGATCAGCACGATAGGTTGTAGCATTTCGCAAAAGTAATCACGGAAACCAGCAAAGTCCATCTTGCCCGCAGGCACACTCACAGGAAACCTGTCAGTGGAAGTAATAATAACTGCGGCGCGATACTCGTCTGAGCTTTCACCAAACTTGGCAGCAATCTGTGCCAGTATACTGGATGGAGTTTGACTTTTGAATTCAGTCAACACATCACTGGGTTTGTAACCGACTTTTTCTTTGCTGCCACGAGCATCCGATTGACTAAACCCACCAGGTATATCTTTGGTTTGGAAAAATGTATTTTGTGTTCTGACCGGTTTGATTTCCTCGGCAAATTTTGCCAAGTATCTAGGACCCACCGCGGTATTAAATGCTGCTATGCCAAATGCTCGTGTTCTTGCATTGGGACGATTAATCTGTTCAATCTCACGCCCAACTTGATCTTCTACCTGAGCAAAGGCCGCCAACATTTGTTGGACATCTGTGTATGATCCAACTTCTGGGTAAAAAGTCAGTCCCTGAAATGCAATTTGATCGTCGGCATCAGGGCCACGGTTGTAAATTTCGCCAGGTTGCCGGGCACTTAGTCCACGACTTTCTTCTAAATTGTCTAGCAAATCAAGTAGGTCACGCATTGTATTTTTCCAAAAATTATAGTATACTTATACAATATTATGGCAGTAGCTGTTAGTTTATAAATAAAAATTACAATGTCATTTGAAAAAACTTTTTGCTCAAGCCCATGGTTGCACATGAGAATCAACAATTCTGGCAGTTACGAGTATTGCAGATGGCAATCCAAAACATCTCAAACCAGCAGGATTGACGCTGATCACAACATAAGAAATCAATCACCAATTGACTACTTTCAGAATACCATGGCGCCCATACGGACAAAATTACTTTCGGGTCAAGACCATGCTCCATGTTCTGAATGTCATCACATGGAACAACACAAAAAACCCAGTGGTAGACAGCGCCAGTTATTGAAAGTTGGTGTCACTGTTGACAAATTTGAAAAAACCATGATCAGCAGTCCGGTATTTCACGAATTTAAATACAGCAATGATCACAACGGGCATACTAACAGATTGCCCAGTGACTGGCAGATTGATCTTGGTAATTTTTGCAATTCGGCGTGTGTGTATTGTAATCCAGAATTTAGCAGTAGATTGGCCACAGAATTTAAACGCATTGGATTGATAGATCAAATGCCTCCGGGCTCGTGGTGCAACGATGAAAAATTAATAAAAAAGTTCATTGACAATTTAAGCGTCTGCAATGAATTGCATTACCTGCACTTTCTTGGAGGTGAAACACTGATCACGCCTGGATTTGAAATTATTCTAAAAGGGATCATTGCCGCAGGCCTGGCCAAGAATGTCACAATAGGATTCACTACAAATCTCACTGTATGGAACAGTGATGTTATTGATTTGTTAACACAATTCAAACAGGTCAATTTGGGAGTAAGCATTGATACCTTGACGCCAGTCAATGACTACGTGCGTTGGCCCAGTGATTTGCCCGAGGTCAATAAAATTTTAAATCAATGGATATCATTGTCTAAAAATCATGGTTGGTTAATGCAACTCAGAGTAACTCCAACTTGTTTGACAATACATGACTTGACAACAATTTATGATTTTGCATGGGACAATAAATTGTCAGTGGAAAGCTGTAATTTTCTTCAAGACCCAGAATTTTTAAGAATCAATGTGTTACCAAAACAACAAAGACTACAAATTTGTCAAGGTATAAAACAATGGATTGATGCACACACTGTAGAATCAACTGCGCAAATAATAAACACACGCGATCCTGGCATTGTGGAACAACAGTTGGTACAGGATGCAGCTAGTTATTGTAATTTGTTGGAGTTTGGCGAAGATGAACACCATCGATTGCCGCAACTTGTGCAGTATTTAAAAAAATTAGAAGCCAGCCGTAGCAATTGTGTGTTAGACTATGTGCCCCAATATGAATCAATTTTCAGATCTGCTGGGTACTGACATTCAACTCAATGTGCAATTACGACTGTCAGCTATTGTTGACAACGGCGTACCCACTGCCTTGGTCAAATACAACAATAAAATTTTGTTAAATCAAACACTTGATAGTGCAGTTTGTATAAACTGGGATTGTGGTCTGCTTGATCCCATGTGCATCCAGGTAGAACTCATTGATAAAATATACAATGATCAAAAAGAAACTGCAATAATTATTGAATCCTTGACAGTTGATGGTGTTGCACTGATTCCTAAATACAATAATTTGATTACTTATGTCAATGATCATGATATAGATACTCCTACTAATTATTTGGGATTCAATGGCATTTGGGAATTGCATATTCCTAGGCCATTTTATCAATGGCTACACACCGTGCAAGGTCAAGGACTGTTGATCGAATAATGAAAATTAGACTAATTGGACTACGCAACAATCTAGGTATTGGTCGGCACTACACCTGCTTTGCAGACGCTATCAAAAGAGTCAACGGCATTGGTAATCTTGTGGAAGAAATCAACTTTCAAGATTCGGCACAATTAAATTCAGCAGTGCAACAAAGCCAACCTGGAGACATCAACATCAGCTTTGTGCCCATGAACATACATGAACATTTTTGCGGACACAACGTTCAATGGACTGTGTTTGAAAGCACTCGCATACCCAGTTTGTTGATGAAGGTATTGCCACATGCTGACAGTGTGTGGGTTCCCAGTGGTTGGGGACAACAAACATTGATTACTCACGGAATTGATCCAGCCCGTGTGGCAGTGGTTCCTGAAGGCGTGGACACAGATCAATTCCATCCGTATGCTAGACCCAGCAACTTGGGCCGTCCGTTTAGATTTTTGTTTGTGGGCAAATACGAACAAAGAAAAAGTTGCAACGAAGTTATCCAAGCATTTGCACAAGCATTTGGCAATAATCCAATGGTAGAGCTGGTGATCAAAACAAACTATTTTGTAGGATACGGGCTGACTCAACAGGATTTAGAAAAATACATACAAGATCAAGGGCTAACCAATGTGCAAGTGTTCTGGGGCGAAGCTGATAATCTAGTGGACTTTTATCGCAACTGTGACGTTTTTGTGTTGCCATCCAAAGGCGAAGGTTGGGGCCTGCCCATCATTGAAGCTGCCGCATCAGGTATGCCCATTGTGTCAACATTTTACAGTGGGCATAGAGAATACCTGCAACACATAACAAGTGGCACAGTGCCTGTGGACTACAAATTGGGCACAATTGAGTGTCCCGAATACCACAGATTTTATCCCGAACCCAGCAACAATTGGGGACTATGGGCCATACCTGATGTTGACCATTTGGCAGAATGCCTGAGGTTTGCTAAAAATCACTGGGATTTTTTAGCACCCAATGCTCTTAAAAACAGCAGGGTTATCAGAACTGAATTTAGTTGGGCAAATAGCGTAAATTCTGCCCTAAAAACCCTTCAAAATCAAGGACTTTTATCTGGTTGACCAAATACTCCCAAACTGCTATAATCATAGTATGAAATTAGATACTGATGAAATTTTGCAATGGGCCGGAGCTGTGTTTATTGTAGCAGGACACAGTTTAAATGCCGCAGGTCCTGAGGCCTATCCTTACAATATCCTTACATTTTTTATAGGAACAATACTGTTTCTGGCCTGGACTATCCGTGTTCGAAACAAGCCACAGATGTTTGTGAACCTGGTGAGTGTGGCCATTGGGTTTACAGGACTAGTAAAAGCAATTGGCCAAGTTTAAAGGAAAACATAAGCAATGAAAGCATTTCTTGAAATCACTGATTGGGGCAACGAACGGGTGGTCAATCACGTTTACTTCTTAAGCGACAGCAAAGACAAGATGTATGCTTACATCAACAAGGAAGGTCGGATTGATGAAGTTAAAACTCCGTATCGCTTTCATGTTCGCGGACGCAAGTTTAAAGAGATCGCCAACACCTGGGGATTCCGACCACGTGATGAAGTAGAAGTAGAATCAGCAGGTGAACAGTACCGGGTTCCTGGTAGCAAGGGTGCAGTTTATACTGTGACCAATGACCGCGGAAGTTGGACTTGCACCTGCCCTGCATCGAAATGGCAAAAGGGCGAGTGCAAACACATTGTGAAATTAAAGACCGAAGCGTGACTTGAAGTAGTTGAAGTTTTGCAGTTGTTCTTCTGCTGTTAATGTTCTGTTATACATCAACACCACAGCAATCTTACCTTGCATGTTGCGATTCTCATAGCCACTGGTACCAACATATAATTGTGTAGGTCCAGAGAAAGCAGGGTTGGTTGTTGTGCCTCCCATGACATTCCATCCGGCCACTGCCTGATCGCTTGCTATTCCATTTACGTAGAAAGTGGTTGCACCAAAGGTTCCAGCAGCCCAATCGTCGTCATTGCCGGGATTGGGTGCTTCCCAGCCGTTGTTGTAAAATCTCATGCTCTTGTCGCCTGGGATACCAAATAGGCCTGCTAGTCCACTCACAGTGAAATCAGGTTGGAATACCATGGTAAAATCTTGATACACATTGGTTGATGCAGTGTGGATACTGCCACCAAATGAGTTTGATCCACTACCGCCTGCATTGGTAGACCAGTTGAAATAACTGGTCTGGCCATCAGCCACATAGGATATAGCACTGTAGTCGTTGACCACAGTTCCGTTATTGGCGGCAGTGGACAAGTCAGTTACGGCAGTGCCTGTTCCTGGGTAACTGGCAGGATCGCTAAAATCGTAATGTAATACTAATCCATCAGTGACTATTGACGAAGTCTGTGTAACGGACACGCCAGCTCCAACAGTGATTCCAGGTCCTATAGTTATGGCCATTGTTTAACTTATCTTGGTGTAACCGTAATTTACAGTTACAGCGTTGCCGCTGGTGTTGTTGATACCAAAAGAGAACACATTGGTGTTGGCCACCGCAGGTTGAGCATTGGCGATAGCACCGGCTGTGCCTATAATCTGAGCAGGGATGCTGGTAAACATCAATATGTTGCCACCGCCTTCATAGTTCCAGGCAAACTGTTGACCTATCACTGGCACGTTGGTGTTGGACACACTGACCGTGGCATTGTAGACTATGATACCGTTGGGTATGTTACCAAGGACCCATAGTTGATACGTGTTGTTGATCGGCACAGTGAAATTCTGTGTGCTGTTGCCTACGGGCACAGTCCAAGTGCTTTCGAATGTTGTGGCAACATTAGATAAGGTATTACCATTACCAAAGAAATTAGCGGCTGTAACATTGCCTGTGGCACTGATATTACCAGCTGAAATATTACCGGCACCAGTGATGTTGCCGCCACTCATGGTGATGGCACCGCCTGAGCCTGTGGTAATTAAATTACCGCCGGTTATGTTGCCAGAACCTCCTACTGTACCAGTGCCAAATGCTACATTGCCATTGAAATTTGCACCATTGACATTTCCGCCAGTTATAGTACCTGATCCAACAGTTAAGTTTCCACTGACAATGTTGCCAACAGCACTGATGTTGCCAGGAGCACTCAAATTGCCAGTAGTATCAAATTGCCAAGTTCCACTAACAGTGGTAATAAAACCACCATTGCCACTAACGCCCATATAAGAGCTTTCATCAGCAGTTATCAAGTTTACATAACCACCACCAGCAAATAGATCCAAATTGGCGCCTAGGGGTCTAATTCGACTGCCACCGGGCAATGTTAATGTGCCAGCGGTATTAAATATCCACTGTGCTGAGTTACCAGCCGCATCATTGCTGTTGATTACGATGTTGCCGGTATTGGCCAACTGTATATACTTGTTGTCATCGCCGATGAACTGATTGAAGTATTGATTGTTGCCGGTGTCAAAATGTATGTGTGTGGGTTCGTCAATGATATTGCCCCGCACTCGCAGGTATAAATCATTTGTTAGGGACACAGGATCCGGTGCAAGATACAGTCCACTCTGTGTGTTGCTGGTGCCGGTGCCGATCACTGCCTCACCATTGAATGTGACGCCGCCGGTTACTCGATTACCGTTGGCATAGTTTATTGCGATAATATTACCCGGCAAGGTCAAGTTACCATTGGCACCAAAGGTCCACTGTGCTGTGTTGCCTGTATCGTCGTTGCTGTTGACCACGACATTACCGGTATTGGCCAACTTGACATACAAGTTGTCGTCGCCTAAGAATAACTCTGTGTTGTATAAGTTGCCTGTGGTCAAGTGCAAGTGATTGGCATCATTGACTGTGGGATAAATCAACAACTCTTGATCAGCATTGGTTCCACCTGTTGGTTTTAAAGCAATGGCACTACCACTAAGTCCGCCGTCCGGAATGTTGGTTTCATAAACAACACCACCCATTGGCAAGTTGAGGTTACCAGCCCCGTCAAAAGTCCAGGTACCACCGGCTTGAATCACAACATCACCTGCCAATGCGCTTGCATCAGCGGCACCCGAAGTTAGATAGATAGTGCCACCATTAACGCCATTACCAGTGCTGTCGCCAGCTTCGATGATTACATTACCACCTGCAGCACCTCTATCAATATTGCCCATGTTGCCGCCAGCATCGCCGGCACGGAGTGTGAGTATACCACCGTCTTGGGCAGGATAGTTGTCAACGCCAGTGGAAGCCGCACCGCCCTGGCCGCCCTGTATGGTAATAGTTCCGCCTGATCCACCAAAATCAACGTTGGATGCTCCACCGCGGCCGCCTTCAATCACAACATCGCCGCCACTGCTGTCGCTGTCTTCGGCCGAATCACCAGCAAAAATATTGATGTCACCACCTTCGGAAGTAGATCCTGCACTGCGATCACGAGCCTGTAACAAGATGTCATCGGCTGAGTAGAGTTGTATGTCTGCACCGTTGCCTGTGGCACGGTTGTCGATGTCTATGGTAGCTGTACCAACAATATTGCCGGGAATAGTTACATTACCTGTTGTGTCAAAAGTCCAGGTACCTGCACCTGCTACCGCCACTGTGACATTGCCGTTGGCCGTGGCTATGGCCACGTTGCTGTTGCCGTTTGAAATGCTTGACGTGGACACATTGATACCGGTCAGTTGGCTGCCGTTGCCAAAGAAATAGTTGCCAGTGATGTTGCCTGTAGCACTGACCAATCCAGTAGTAGTAATGTTGCCGCCTGCAATGTTACCACTGGAGGGTTCAACTGTGGCATAGTTTACATATTTTATGTTGCCATCATAAGTCATTATACTCATGGCACCATTGGAGGTGATATCTTGTGTGACCACAGGAGCTGGTAAACTGGTCAATTCACTGCCGTTACCTTTGATGTAAGCACCTGTGACGTTGCCAGTGGCACTGACGTTGGCCGGTGCTGTCAAGTTGCCATTTGAGTCAAAGGTCCATTGATAAGTGCCACCCAGACTGCGCACCGTGACTTGGCCATCACCGGTTATGCTTACGTCTGAGGCACTGGTCTGCACTATGCTGGCATTGGACCAGGTCAAACTTCCACCGGTAATGCTTATATTACCAGCAGTGATGTTGCCTGTAGTTGATATGCTGGTGTTACTATCGTTTTGTAATACAGCATTGCCGTTGACTGTAAGCACATTGCCTGGGCTTAGACTGACAGGCACATTGTTCATAAAAATGGTAGCGTTCGACACATACAAATCGTTCCACTGATTTGTGGCATTGCCCAAACTGTAAATAGCATTGCCACTTGGAATGATATTGCCGGCCCATCCTGATTCACCGTAGGCCACAGCATTGCTATTGCCATACGTTGCTGGGAATCCATTTGCTTGACTGACATTGCCAAAGAAATATCCACCTGTGATATTGCCAGTGGTGCTCACTGTGTTGGCACCAAACCCAGCCAACAATGTGACCACGTTGGCATTGCCGTAAGTTGCGGCGAGCCCAGTCAATTGACTGCCGTTGCCAAAGAAATATGGTGCAGTGATGTTGCCAACTGCACTCAACCCAATGTTTGTGGTCCACACATTGCCGGTAGAATTATATAACAATGTAGCAATGTTATCATTGGCACCTACAGTAATGCCAGAACCATTGGCCGCATTGGCTGTGCTGGCTGCATTGGCCAATTGAATGGTCAATGTTTCGGTAACAATGTTGCCAACTTGTATAATGTTGCCTTGGACTGTTAAATTTCCAGCCACAGTCAGGTCACCATTTACCGAAGTGCCGGCACTGATGTTTAGATACTGAGAATACACTGTGGCCCAACGACGTGTTGCACTACCTAAATTTCTAATGTTTGCTGTGTCTGGAAGCACAGATGAATTGACTACTACTGTGCCAACTCCATTGGGCACCAAGTTGATATTGCCATTGGTATTGGTGGTTAGAACAGTGTTGTTGGCAATTTGGATATTGCTGTTCACTGGACCTGCAGCAAATATTTGGTCAAAGTTTACATTAACTGCCGTAAAAGCCGTGATCAATGATTCACCTGGAGGTACAGTGTTGATGATCTGTTGACCACCCGAACTAAAAACCGCAGTCATGTTGCCCGAAGCGTTGGAAACTGCGTATGTTGCACCACCTGGCAAACTGGATAGGGTTATTGTGCTTGTGGGATATCCTGGTATCACTGTGCCAATGTAATAGGTGGCATTGGCCGTGATGCCACCAAACGTGTTGCCCGAAAACACAATGGGCAGACCCGAAAACATATTGTCCACGGAATTGACGGTTATGATATTTCCAACAGGATTGGCAGCAGTGGCGTAAATGGTATATTGTGTCATTGAAGTAAATCAACCTTTATTGTTATTTATGGTTAAACTTGGTTCTAAAACTGTTGCGTAGATTCTGCAATCGTGTTATACTAGCATCATACTGTTAGTTAACAGTTATTTTAAATTTAAAAAGGAAAACTTAAATTATGATCACTCGTTTTAGTCCAAAAACAAAAACCTACAAACTGTTCACAGCATTGCACAGTGGCGAAACTGTTACTCCTGCCCAGGCTGAGAAACGTTTTGGTATCAAGAACATTTCTGCCGAAGCCAGCAGAATCCGTTCCGCTGGATTTGCAGTGTATTGCAACACCCGTAAAGCTGGCAACGGTGTAATGGTATCAGAATACGCCATTGGCAAACCTTCACGCAAGGTTGTGGCTGCTGGTTACCGAGCATTGGCCATGGGCCTGGTGTAATTCTTAGTTTAGGCTAGGAAGTTGTAAAAACCCTGCATTATGTAGGGTTTTTTATTGACCTAAAAATCACAACAGTGTAAAATATAGTTTTAGCCAAGTTTAATAACCATGTCAAATTTCTTACTGCGTTGGTTGGAACGTCATGACCGTAAACGTATCATAATGGATCGAGTCAATGACGCACCTTATTTAGAACGTTATTATGTTTTTTTAAAAGATCGTGCACGTTTTCCATTCAATGTGTTTTTACATCGATTCTTAAAAAGCGACCCAGATGATGTGCATGATCATCCGTGGCCGTATTTTACTCTCATTCTAAAAGGTGGCTACACCGAATGGATCCCGCATTTTAACATGCACGGTCAAAAAGTCATGGAAGTTGCAGTATGGCGCGGTCCTGGGCATTTTAGATTTAGCCGTGCAACCAGTTATCATCGTATTGAAATAGATCCAACAGTTGACACATGGACACTGTTTGTTCCTGGCCCAAAACAACGAGACTGGGGCTTTTTGACTCGCACCGGATGGATAGAAAGCGAGCAGTATCTTGCTCAACGGGCTCAACAATGATTTACTTAAATATTGCCATAGTGATGCTGACCGGGTACTGGTTAGTGACCTTTGATTACACAGAACGCCGGATCACTTATATTTTTGATGGTATAATTTTTAGTTGGAATTTGGCAGAAATTTTGTTGTACGTAAATAAACTATTGGGGGAATAAGATGGACATCAACATTGGTGATATTGTGATCGGTATGGTATTCGGTATTGTGTTATCCATAATGACATTTAACTGGATAATGAACAGAATTGGTGCACAAATTGCTGCCGAACTAGAGCAGGCACTGCCTGACAACATAGGTGTCACTGTTGAGGTTGACCAAAATGTAATTTACTGCTATAATAGCGAAACAAATCAATTTCTCTGTCAAGGGCAAACACTGAAAGAAATACAGGAAGCATTCCAATCAAGATTTCCCAACATCAGTGCTTATATTGTTGGCGGAGATCCTGCAGTTGTGGCACAGTGGAAAAAAGAAATAAAAAATGAAATTAGCAATCACATCAGATCTACATCTTGAATTCAGCGACATTGTTCTTGAGAACAATGAGTCAGCTGATGTGTTGATTCTTGGCGGTGATATCTATGTGGCAGACTCACTGACATCTGCAGTGACAGACTTTTTTCAGCGTGTGAGTTTTCGATTCCCTGAAACTATCTACGTCATGGGAAACCACGAACACTATCATGGAGACTATGCCAAAAGTGCTGAGCGTATTCAAAACATGTTGGATTCGTTGAACATCCGCAATGTACATTTATTGGATCGTAGCACATTAAAACTTGGTGATATCACATTCATTGGTGGCACACTATGGACTGATTTTAACCAGCGTGACCCATTGACCTTGCACGCCGCAGGCTCAATGATGAGTGATTTTCGCGGTGTTCGAAACACCAATGATCATGTAAGTTGGAAGTTTTTGCCTGTGCATGCTTTACAAGAGCACACAGACATGATCAACTATATAAAACTAGTGCTAGATAATCGTCGGGCCAACAACATACATGATCCAAATGTTGTGGTAGTAGGTCATCATGCTCCGAGTTTTCAAAGTATCGCAGAGCAGTACCAGGGTGACAAAGTGATGAATGGATGTTTTGCAAGTGATCTAAGCAAGCTGATTCTGAACTATCCAGAGATTGTGCTTTGGACTCACGGGCACATGCATGATGAGTTTGACTATGAAATTGGCACCACACGAGTGGTCTGCAACCCAAGAGGCTATCATGGATATGAAACCCGAGCCAACAATTTTGTCATCAAATATGTTGATGTCTAATTGTACTCACAGTGAAATTGATAAATGGATTGAATTTGCCGAGCATGAGATTTAGTTTTCAAGAGTGTCCAAGTTGGTTTACTAACTATGTAGTAGATGAATTTTTAGATGAGTTTCATTCTGGTGCTCATGCTACAAATGCAGTAAGTGATTCATTGAATGATTCTACACAGAGAGACAAGTTATTGGATTATGCAGTAGAATTTTTTACTGCCAAAGGGATTTGTGTTAAAAAGCAAGATCGTCAAATTTGGTTTGACATAGATGAAAATGATCCAAAATATTTTTGGCTTATATTAAAATGGAGTGAATGATGAGCAAACGAATTTATGAACTTGCTGAGCAAGCCGGAGCCTATTGCGAATCACTCAGAGGTGGCGATTATAAACCGCCAGTACTGGATGGCATGAACTTGGAAAAGTTTGCTGAGTTATTGATTCAGGAGTGTGCTGACTTTGCGTACCAGCAATCGATCTACTGTAAAGGTGTTCCATGGAATCAAGTTATTAAACAACATTTTAACATGGAAATAACAGACGCTGATCGAGCACCGTATTTTAGGACAACCACATGAAAATTTACAAAAGCAACTACCGATATCATTGGGTCAGTCCATATACCATTCTAAAAGCAGTTTGCTTTTGGGAAAAGGACGATGATGTTTTTTACAATCACGAAGATACGCCCGGCCACAAATACGACAAATGGGTGGCCCGTTTAGAACCCATTTGCAAGGCCTGGATGAAGTTTTTAGACTTTGTTCATCCCAAGATCAACTATGTAAAAATTGACAGATACGATACCTGGAGCATGGATCATACCCTGGCTGACATAATCTTGCCCATGCTCAAACAGTTGAAGACAACCAAGCATGGCTCTCCCAGTGTGGATGACCAGGATGTGCCTGAAGGACTAGGATTGAGAAGCACAGAAGCCGGACCCAAGGAAAACGAGTGGGACACCGACGATAACTGGTTCAAGCGTTGGGATTGGGTGTTGGATGAAATGATCTTTGCGTTTGAACACAAGGTCGACGATTCCTGGCAAGATGCTTTTCGCTCAGGCGAATTTGATCACAAAACAGTTGCCTGCGAATGGGACAAAAATGGCAAAGCCACCATGTACCACTGGGAAGATGGTCCAAATCACACATACAAATGTGACTACGAAGGCATGAAAAAAGTAGAGGAACGTATGCAAAACGGATTTGCATTGTTTGGCAAGTATTATCAAAATCTCTGGGACTGATGGAAGAAAATAACTCAGCCAAAGGCCGTGCCAGTTTTGATATAACTACAGGCAACACTTTGGTTAATTTTATTAACCGAAACGTCACACCATATCCTACCGAAGCTGGTGGTCCTAAATTTGATCTGATTCCTATAGAGAAACAGAAAGACATAATGATCAATCATGCTAGGATGTATGCCCAGCAAGAGTATGATAGAATTATGGAATTGGTTACAGTATTACAGAAACAAGCAGAAGACATCAAACGCAGACTTGATGTCACTGACATGGTTTATGCAGCAGAATATCAATTTCAAATTGTTATGGGCCAGTATTATTGGTTAGCGTTTGACACAAGAAAGCAAAAAATGATTTTATCACTTCACGGTCCAACTGAATGGAGCACAGGTAAACCAGAAAACTATGACTACATAACACAAGTCAAGTACATGGGCGACCATACCTGGATGGAAATTCAACATGACTGAACCGCAAAGTTCTGCAGTTTTTGCATCACATGTGAAACAATTACTAGCAGACACAGATCACAAAAAAGATCTTTGTGTTTACAAAAAAATTCCATTGATCGAATACACGGCATGGAAACAACAGTTTTCTTGGGATGCACTGTACGGTCTACGTTATGCTCAAAGTTTTTGCAATCATTTTAACATAACAGACAACATACTGTACCACGACACAAACATTGATCGAGCAGATAAGTATATAAAGGAACAGTATCTTGAATAAACGTCTTTATTTTGCGTATGGTGCCAATATGAATCGTGCGGTCATGCGCCGCCGATGCCCTACCGCTCAGCCGATCAAAGCCATGATGTTACAAAACTGGCAATTGGAATTCTACAGCCATGCCACCATAATTCCGGTCAACGGTGCACAATGTGCCGGTGTACTGTGGTCGTTGACACCGCAGGACGAAGATGAACTGGATCATTTTGAAGGATTTCCGCATTATTATTCAAAACGTGATTGGCGTCAAAATGGTAGTGATTTTTTCTTTTATGAAATGAACGGTCCACTGGGCGGTTATCCTGGCGAACGTTACGTAAATGATATTGGCTTATCTTATACTCAGTGGCGCTTGCCCGAAAAATTATTTGATGCGGCCATTGATCGAGTGTACACCAGATATGATCAAGAATATCCTGCCACCTAATCATGCTATTAGATCCTCCGGTTAGTTATCTCCGAGAAGCAGTGAGTTTTAGTCATGCCTGCGAAATCACCAAACCATTTGGAGAAATTGAATATATTTTAGCTTGGTGCAAATTAGGAATGGACGATGAATGGCGTTGGCAATTGATAGAAACCAGTTCTGACCGCACTCCGGGAAAATATATCTTTTATTTTGATTCAGAACGGGATTACCTGGCATTTGTAATGCGGTGGCACTGAGTTGACACCAATTCAAATGTGTGCTATAATTTAACTGTTATAAACTCTTTGGATAAACCATGATGAGCCTTTTGAACTTGACACTACGCCCTACTGTAATATTTGATGTAACAAATGTTGAACATAGAAAAACTGTTGAACAATTTTTTCGTACTGGCACCTGGCGGCGTACTGATGTAATTTTTTTGTTGGAAACTCCCTACTATGATTTACCGGCAATGGTTACTGCTAAACTTACAGATTATTATCTTCAATGTGAATTTGCCCCGTCAAAAGACAAGAAAAAACAAATTCAGGTGTTATGACCCATACTTTTATAGCCATGTGGGACTGCAATGGTCTTGAATACCTCGATGACGTCACTGCAGATGAACAACGAGTCATGTGGGAACGACTACAAGGCAAGTCCAGCCCAAGACATGCACTTGCTAACCCATTCCATCTCAGACTCAGGGCACAGGCAAACCCTCAGCGCAACTACGAGATTTACTTGTTTTCTGTTGATGATGGAATAACCAAACAGGATCTAGTGGAAGCATTTGATACAAATCCCCAATACATAGTGGATCATATACGCAAAAATGGCGAATGTTTTTACAGTGACCGCAACACCAACAAAAGAGTGATTGCCTAGGTTGACAACTGCTTTGTTTTTTAGTACAATTACAACTGTTTGATAGAGTGGCTTCGTGCTGTTTTAAAAAACAATTTTATTAATTTTAAAGGAAATTCAAATGACAACAACTGTCAATGCTATCACTTTGCCTCGTACTGTGAACAGAGGTGCCAATCCGTTTGCACCCATTGTGCTACAACAAAATCGTCGACTTACTCCTAACCAGGCTCGGGCCATTTATGTGCCGCTGACTCAAAGAGCCGCAAAGGCCAATGCCAATACCAAGGTTCAAAAAGCCGTTGCAGATTTAAAAGCTCGTCTTGCTGGACAAACATATACACAGGAGCATTTTGGTGAACTCCTGCTGGTACCAGCCAGTGAAATTGACATCAATGTTGAGATCCAACGTGATGAGGAAGCCGACCATCAAGCAGACATTCTTGAACGTTTTGATCCACGCATTATCATGCCTGTGATGTGCACCAAATTGGCCAATGGTAGATACAGTGCCTGGGAAGGCCAGCAAAGTTCTTGTATCATATTCCACTTGATGCAGGCTGGATTGGTCAGCCCAGACCATTTGATCCAGATCAAATCTTTTGATGAAGACATGGCAGTTCCTGGCAGTGATCTCAAAGGCGAAGCAGTAGGCAACTATGGATTCCGACAGATCAATGGTGGCATGCGCAAACCCATTGATGCATTTCACCTGCATCGCAGTCGTGTAAACGGTGTTAGACTGTACAATTCAGAATTTACTGAAGATGTGCAAAGTGAAGAAATCCAGCAGATACTTGAAAACAACAGTATGTTTCCGGCCAAGGCCAGTGCAGCTCAAAGCAATCAGGCCACACCGGGCATGGTCACATACCTGCATGGTTGTAACTTGATTGCTGGACACGGCACAGAACAAAAAGTGTTTGATTTGGCCAAGCAAGATTTGGACTGGGCACTAGCCTGGCACAATCGCTATTACCCAAACGAAAAAGGTGTAGATGGCGGTTTTATTTTGGCATTTGGTCGACTGCATCATGCGGCTCGTGTCAACAAACCTGCAGTCAAACTGGATGCAGCAATGGAAAATGATCTGTTCAACATGTTCAAAACACTGTATGGTTCACCCAAGGCCTTTCATAAAGATTGTAAACAACGTCTGGAGTCATTTCAGTATGCCAACAATCTAAACAAATCCTGGAGTGACAGTTGTCTCACTCCAATTTTGGTGCTGGACTATCTTGATGCCAAAAAGTATGCTGGCAAATTGAACATGCCTGTGGTACCTGGTATGAATCTGTATGCAGGAATCTAAACCTTATTACTTTTATCTGTGGCGCCATCGTTTTGTTGATGATGCTACAGATAACATCCTAACCAGGACTTGTTTTGGCATCACTGGCAACCCAACAGGCCGTACACAAGGCTACGAAGGTCATGTTGGGCACACAGTAAAATTCACAGGTTTATGGACAGGTCCAGAACGGCTTGTACGTGAACTAGAAAACAGAATCAAATCTGATTTTTATCAACACATTGTAACAGGCACTAATGGATTTAGATACGAGTGGATCAACGAAAACATTGACCATCAAGCGGTACACGGATGGGTAGAATGGGAAATAGAAAATACATTCATTGGAATAGAACGTGTCACTGATTGAAACCTATTACAATAACATCTGTGCAGAGTGGGGAGTGATCCCCACTTCTGACGAATACACTGGTTACGAATCTGTAGATAGTCAACTCCGAGTGTTGAGCAAACAGGCATGGACTGCTGCAGACGATGCCGGCAAAGAAGCCATACAAGAAGCGGCATTTCAAATATATAGATCAGTTGGCATTGTTCCTATAACTTATTACAGTTTAGAAGGATGTCGTCAACAGATTCATGCAGTGGCTGCGGCAAAAAAATCGGTTAAAAATAGCACTTTGGCCATTGGCGGTTCAGCAGGATCAGCATTTGGCCGTTTTTGGTTTCCCAACATGCAGGATGCCAAATGGAACAACAATGACACTGTGAGTATTCGGTCACGGTTCAATCATGACAACAAACTCAGACGTGCCATTAAGATCTGTTACAAGTTCCGTGACAATGGAGATCAAGCAGTTCATCCTCGGAGTCTTAGAACCGCACTGGAATTGGTCAACGGCGGTACCATACAGAATTTCAAGCCAATGAATGCTCAGGCCATATGGGAATACATTTGTCCGGTGTTTCGCGGGCAAGTGTTGGATTTTAGCTCAGGCTACGGTGGCCGCATGCTGGGAGCATTGACCAGTAATCTACGCTATCATTATTCGGGTATAGATCCCAACACTCGCACCTATCAAGGTCTCGTGGCACTGGGCGAATTGATCACTGATTGTGGAATGGGTGCCGGATATGAAATGCACAACTGCGGCAGTGAAGAACTGGAGTCAGCACCTGACGCATACGATGCAGCATTTTCAAGTCCGCCTTATTTCAATCTGGAAACCTACTGCGATGAACCCACTCAGTGCATGAATCGCTATCGTAACCTTGATGCTTGGTTTGAATCTTATGTTGTGCCCACATTGCAAATGATACATCGCAGCTTGTGTTCAGATGGCATATATGCAGTAAACATAGCAGATTATAAAAATGGCAAAGAGCAGTTTGAAATTGTGGATCGATGGAAAGAAATAAGCAAGCAGGTCGGTTTTGAATACCAAGAAACTGTGAACATGTTATTGACCACACGACCCGGAGTAGGAAATAACAGAGCTGAGCAGGCTACAAAATCTGAAGGCATTTATATTTTTACCAAAAAACAATAGTTTGTCAACTAAATGTGTTGCCCAGGCGTTGTATATATGTAGGGATAGAAATTTCTACATTAACCAAAAAGGAAACTTATCATGAAATTAGTCGCAACTTTGATCGCTTCAGCATTTGCTGTCTCTGCTTTTGCCGCAGAACCTGCCAAGAAAGAAGAAAAGAAAGCTGATGCCAAGCCTGCTGCCACAGCACCTGCTAAACCAGCTGCCGCACCTGCACCAGCAACGCCTGCCAAAAGTGAGCCTGCTAAGAAGGACGCACCTAAAGCAGACGCCAAGGCAGCTGCACCGGCATCCAAATAATCTAGATGACAATGATGACTTCATAATAGACGATGAAGTCACATTTGGACGTAATCGCAGGAGTTTAGAGTTTGGAAAAGTAGTACACGATGATGAAGAACTTTCTGATTATGTCCAAGATAGATTAGCATTGGCAAGATCCTTGGCAATGCAAGCATACAAAAAAGCCCACGCTACGTAAAAGTGCCTGGGCTTTTTATTTGAATATATACACTATGTTAGAATATGAACTGTCACAAACAGGCATTGGGTCAACACTGTCAATATTGTCAATGCTGTTGCATTCTGGAGAACCCATTACTCTGCATACGCCAGCATCAAACACAACTCTTAGAGAAATAAAAAAAATCTTTCAAATTGAACAATTGACCATTGTTGACAAACAGGCATTGGAAGATGATCTAATATTAAAATGCACAGACAAAGGTAAATTTTTTAGTCCGTATCTTCATAATGATAATTTGGCTTTGTTTGGTAAACAATATCCTATCTCTGACCAGCGCAAACCATGCATTGGATTGGCCACCTGGGACCTGCAGTATGAATTTGCAAACAATGCATTTCCTTACAATCGATTATATTCAAAAGAATTCTGGAGTGAAATTTTTCAGTTGGCGCAATCAGCGGGATATGATGTCATAACATTTAACAGATTAGATACCAGCATTGAACAAAAAGTCTGGCAGCTAAATGAACTATGTGATTGTGTGATTGGCTACGAAGGCGGCATGTGTCATCTTGCTCACACATTGTCAATCCCTACTGTAATAATGCCCTGGCATCATTATGAGGATGGACGTTCTCCTGACTCTGATATGTTTTATGTACCACAAAAATTACACCTAGATCCCAAAACTTATTTTGTCAAAGACGAGCAAGAAATACTGTCTTGGACTCCAACATATTTTGCTGAACTAATAACACAGTTGCACGACAGTCAGGGAAATAGTGTATTTTTTAATAGTGACCTTATTATAAGCCCGCCCAATCTTAAAAGTGTTGCAATAAAAACTGTTGATGGACAAGAGTTAAACATAGTGTTGTCACAGTTTGAATTAGATTTCATTAAAAAATACATAAAAAATATTGCAATTGCCGGAATCAAATATTCCATATAAAGTAGGATAATATGTCACGAATAATAGCGTTTGGAGATAGTTTTGTTGTGGGCGACCAAGATGATTTTGGCCCTGCTGATATAAACTACAATCCAAAATTTCCACCAACACACAACATGCCGCCGATTGAAAGAGAAGAATATCTTAAAAACAATGTTAGTTTTGCGGCCATTATTGCAAAAAAATTAAATTGCGAATTTCTTAACAAGGCAGGAAGAGGACATAGCAATTTTTACCAGTTGGATAGATTAATGAGAATTATCTACAATGGATTATTAACAGAAAAAGACACAATATTGTTTGGGATTACCACCACCTATAGAGATAGAAGAAGTCTGTCAGTCAATAATAAAGGTATAAATGACAATGGATTAGTAGAAAATCAGAATTTACGTTTTGTTGAGATATTTGATTTATTTTATATTATATCTGCATTGGATCAAATATCTAAGAAATACAAAGTAAATATAATCAAATTTAATTTATTTGATAATCCATTGTATAGTTTTGAAGATCATTTAAATAGTTTTGATAAGATTCTTGAAACTGACAATTTCTTGGGTCATCAGTTTAATAATAATACTCTAGTAGATATACTCAATGATACTTGGGGGCAAAATTATAATAAAAGGCCACCTTATCACACTGAATTAACAGTATCGGATGCATACAAAAAATATTATACATGGAATAATCATCCTTCAATATTGGGACATCAGAAAATTGCAGATTGGTTTTTACAAAATATCAACTGGTCCGATTTAATAAAGTAGTGCTAAAAAACAACACCTAAAACCCTGTATTTTATAGGGTTTTTTTGTGGCTAAAATACAACAAAATTTTGGTTGACCCAAAATGCCCGATTTGCTATAATACTAACATGAAGACAAGAAAACGCCGTCAAGACACCAAGCATGCAGTTTACATGTTAGTAAACACTAACACCAATGAGTCATATATTGGCATCACTGTATGCGGCTCGCAAGTAAAAAAAGCATTGAAAGTTCGCTTCCAAAAGCATGTGCGTCGCGCACTGACTGAAAACAAAACGTGGGCTTTATGCAACAGCATCCGCGAACACGGAGCAGAAGCTTTTGCAGTACTTTTAGTTGACATTGTGCGTGGACGCAAACCAGCTCATGCAGTAGAACGCGAGCTAATCAATGGCGAAAATCCAGCTCTGAACAGTCACTAAACGGTTGACCCAAAACACAAGATCGGTTATAATAACAGCATGTTAAGCAAAAAGGAGTTCAAAATGGTAGATGAAAAGTACAAATCTCAGTTTTATTTAGACTGGACCAATGATGAAACTGGTCCAGTTGCTCGCTGGCATTCCAACGATAAAATTCCTTTTGCAGACATGTTGCAAAATTTTGTAGATGCAGGTTGGATGGATGCTCAGATACAATCCAACAGTTTGGCTCAACGCATAATTGAAGACCGTGCCGCTATTGAAGCTTATCGTGCCAACTATCGTGGTCCTAGCACAGAAGAAATGTTAGAAGCCCGCGCCGAATTTGGCCCTGGTGCCCGAGTGGTAAATGTGTTGACCGGCGCATCATATACAGTTTAAGGAGAGACAGATGTTTACAGTATGGGAAGACATGACACAATTAGAGCAGGCCCAAGCTACCTTTTGGGACATGTATAAAGATGCTTACGGCTTCCGTCCCCGTCACATTGACACCTCTACCTGGACTCTTGAGCAGTTCGATGCAGAGTTCGAAGGTCTCGGTGTAGCAATCGATGCGGCCGACCAAGAACGCAAAACAGCCGAAGCTCGGGCTGTAGAAACATTTGAGCGCCGTGTTGCTGAATTGATCAGCATGGGTGCCAAAGACTTGGCCATGGCCATGCGTTGGATCCACGAAGCAGAAGAGACCAACGGTGACGACAGTTACCTTGCTTGGACACTGGGCTTGCCCTATATGTACTTCCGCAAAGCGGGTTAAGGAGAATTCAATGAAGACAGGTTACAAAGCAGAATACAATGGTTGTACATACGAAGTCGAGCACGGTGATGCGTTTGATCGTGGTTCAGCAGACAGCTACTACGGTCGCCCACGTAGACCGCACAAAGGCGGAGTGGGTGGTGATTCGGGTTCTTTAAACATAAACCTTACACCGCAAGAGATTGCAGACTACATGGCCGGTTACGACTGGAACGAAGCCGACGGCAACAAAAAGGATTGGTAATGAATGATTTAGAATTGCATGGGCTGAACGCTCGCCAACAGGTGCTGGCAGACATCATGTGGAGTCTTGAAGAATACGACCAAGTTCAGGCCTTTATCAACACCTTGCCCAAGCGAGAAAAGATTGAGTGTGAAGGCATCATTGAAATGATGAAAATGGCCGTAGTTGAACAATGCCGCACTGGCGTTGAAAACACCAAAGAAGCTGATAAAATTATTAAACAAATACGTTCTAAAAAGGATTGATATGGGACAGATGAAATCATTGTTTGTGGAGTTTTTAGAGAAATACGAATCATGCACTCCGGAAGAAATTCAGGAAGAGCTAGACCTGTACAATAGTCTGCAGAGTCGAGGTGTGACTGACGAAATTCGTATTTCATTCTTGGAACAATTATTGACTAATAAAGAGGTGGCATAATGGATATCAAAGAAATCAACAATGCAATCATGTTCAATGGATTAACCAATGAGCAGTTGGAATCTGTTATGATGGCAGTGAAATTTGCTCGAACCCAACTGGTAATCAACAACAAACGGTCGTTGTGTATTGGGGATCGTGTTAAGTTTACCAGCAATCGCAATGGCCGTACTTATCTTGGCACAGTTGAAAAAATTGCCATCAAGTATATCACAGTTCACACCGGCGGCTCTTTGTTTAGAGTTCCAGCAAACATGTTAGAGGCGGCATGATAGCCGAGTTAAATTGTTTTTTGTAGTGTATCGGGTGAAATCGGGTCACTGCATAAGTGTGTATGATCGCGAAAGTTCAGCCAAGGCTCAGGTCACACGAAATAATCGTGTCCTGATGATGGATATATTACGGGGTGAAAACCGACCAATTAATTGGTGGCCAGGCCGTCGAGAAGAATGGGCCTATTGCAATTATGCAGACTATGCAGCCCATTTTTACAAGGCCTACAAAGCCAAATAAGTGTTGCAAAAAAACAACACAAAAAGGTTGACCAAAAACACCCGTTTTGCTATAATAGAAGTATAGTAAGAAACAAGGAGTTAAAGATGACTTTAAGATACGAAACAGTTGGTGAAATGATCACTCAGCACCAGCAAGAAAAATTTGAAAGCGATGTAACTTACATTGTTCGTCCGTTGCTAAATGACAACGAACATGCTGGTTTTTTTGGAGAAACTGGCACCTTGTTTGCTGCTTGTTCTGAGTTGACTGCCCAGACCATTTTTGACCGATTGATCCTGGAATTTGGTGTGGGAAAAGTGCAACTCAACGGCCCAATTCAAGGCGAATACGCCTATGATTTTGTGTGAAAACGGTTGACCAAAAATACCCAATTTGTTATAATAACAGCATAGTAAGTAAAAAGGAGATAGTTATGCAAGCAGTCGCAACAGTGATCACAGAGCAGTTGGTACAAGACGCTACCAACGAAGCAGGCATCCAAGCCCGTACTGCCGCCAAGGCATTCCACGCCAAGCATGGCGATCGTGATGCTTGTGGCTTTGCCTGGGTTAACGTCTACGGCGTTCGCTCAAACAGCAAGCTGGGCAAGTGGTTGGCAGCCGCAGGCTTCCGCAAAGACTACACGGGTGCCTTGTGCCTGTGGAACCCCAGTGGTTTCCCTACACAAAGCATCAGCATCTTGGAAGCCGGCGCCGAAGCCTACGCCGAAGTACTGAAGAACAAGCTGGGTCTGGATCGTGTTTACGCAGGTTCACGGTTAGATTGATTGACCAATAAATTCCGATCTGTTATAATACTTGTATAGTAATTAAAAAGGAGTTCAAGATGAGTTATGTAATTGTTGCCAAAGGTACTGGTCTTATTGTCACAGACGGTCCCAACCGAACTCGTGCCTACAAAACTTTTGGTGCCGCCAAAGCCACCCGCACTCGTCTGTGTAACAAGGCAGGTTGGAACGAAAGCCAACTGAACATTGTAGATCGCGGCACTTACACTGCACCCCGGATCACTGTTCGCAATTTAATGACAGGCAAGCCGGTAGAGATTGATGCAGACACTCCGTGGTCATGCAACCCGGCTTCGGAAACTTATTGGAGCATGTGATGACAGATTTAGAAATTATTGTAACAACAGCAGTGGTCGTTGTGATCTTTGCTGTGAAGGTTTGGATTCTCACAAAGATTTAAGGCAACAAAAGGAGCAAAAAGATGCAATATTATATGCCAGGCAAATACCCAAAATCAACTCGTTCAGCCGCACCCGGTACCAAGTATCCAGTGGCCCTGGTTTGGGCAGCGGCCATTGCAGCACATCGTATCAATGATAACCGTTATATCAAGGCCACTGAATGGGATCACCAAGCAGATCCACCTGTGTTGAAATTTAAAACCAGTCGCGAAGTGTTTGCAGAATTGCTGACTGACCCAACTCAGTTGACTGCCGAAGATTACCAAGCTGGTCAAGAGTGTTTGGATTGGGTGCGTGGTGACTTCACTGTCAAAGCCCTAAAAGGTCAATTGAGCGAATTTGATCTAAGTGTGCAAAAGGTCGTTGCAGTAGAGGAAAGTTTTGATTCCAATTTGGATCGACTGGCCTTGGCCATTGTTCCATGCTTGCCAGCAAGCCAAGCTCGTGGCCAGGCTCGTGCAGAAACAGATTCGAGACTGCGTCAAACTGCCAATGAACACATTGGCCGTGTGGGTGAAAAAGTCAGTTTAGAAGTAGAAGTTTTGAGAGCTTCTTACAGCGCCAACTACAATGTTTGGTTTGTAGCTGCGGTTGATAGTCAAAATCGTAGTGTGTTTTTTAGCTACCGCGCTCCTATTGAAACAGGACCCGGTACAAAGATCCGTGGCACTGTCAAAGCTCACCGTGACAATAACACCACCCAACTCAACCGTGTGAGCATTATCTAAGGAAATATCATGAGCAAACTCATAATTGGATTCATTTTAGGCTTGGTGGTCAGTGCCGTTGGATTTTCGGGCATTGCTCGAATGTTTGACAAGGGCGTTCAGACCATCCAAACTCAAAGCAAAGAATTGGCCCAGTGATTCGGGCAAACCCAATCAAAATTATTGCAAAAAGACTTGACCATAAACTGTTCTTTTGCTATAATATTGATATGTTGTGTGACAAGCAACATGTATTTTAACTTAAACTTTATAGGCAACTTTGAAAGGCAACACCATGTCAACAACTGAAAAACTCTTCTCCGTCGCAGGCACTGCAACTAATCCTGATGGCACTACCAAAGCTCGCTTTGCGAATGATTTGGTATCTCGTCATAAGATTTTGAACAAGTCTGGTTGCACAGATATCAATCTGATTGAACTTCCACATGCAATGACCAAATTGCAGGCTTTGCAGTTCTTGCAAGACACACAGGGCTACACTGGCGATGCCAGCTATGCAGTAGCCAACAAATTGGCAGAAAAAACCAAACTTGCCAAGAAAGGCGAATTGACTGTCAGTGCTTCAAGTGTGAAGTCTGGCAAAACACCTGCCAAGGCTGTTAACTCAGCAGTAGAAGCCTAATAGGAATCTACTCCAACACAATGGCACTTCGGTGCCATTTTTTACGATTTTTAAATCTGTCATAATTAATTGTATGCTCGATGAAAACACCCAAGAAGAAATAATCCGTATAGCTACCATGCATCTCATGTTGGTATTGTATCGAGAAGGTATAACTAAAATCCATATGGGCGGTCTCATGCGTGTTTTGGGTGTGCCCAATGACACTGCAGCTGAACACGACAATGAAGAAGTCATAATAGACGATGAATTTGCTAAATATGTTGAGCAATTGACTGCGCTTGCTTGTAGTCAGCCTGCCAATCAATCCTTGCACTAAATGTCCCAACCCAAAGATAAACATGGTGAAGCCATGTTTATAATATTACTCAGAACGTCTCAGGCTAGAAATTTATTCACTGCCTGGATCAACGACAATAAAAATGCTCGTGCCAGAATCGATGATGGACGTATGTATTTGTTTGATCATAATTCATTGAACTTGTTTATGGTGACCTGGCGCCACAATTGGGACGATGTAACTATATGGGATACTTGGAATCGTCGACACATACATGGGTGATTTATGTCGCAATTTATAAAATTACAAGTTTCGTTCCCTCCTGGAGCAGGAGGCAATTGGCTTGCAAGTGTGTTAAGTTATTGTGTTTACCCTGATTATAGTTGGGCAGCTCAAAAAATAAATTTTCATAACATATATAAAATTGAGTTAGGTCACCATCCAATGATTACAGATAATACATTGTCCATTGGAAATAACTCTTACAAATATAATTTTTGGAAATTATATCTGCATAAACAAATATTACGCAACTCCAAGTACACACGTATTGGAGGGAAAAAATTTATAGTAAATCCTCACAAACAAACTATTAACAACAAAGATAATTTTTTCTGGTTAATTGATCAATGTAGATGTATACAAAACTATCAATGTCCTGGAAAATTTCAAATTGATTGGCAAGATTTATTTGTTGATCCTAATCGTGCCTGGACTGCTATCTGTAATTTCCTTGAATACAATCACAAAAAAAATCATATTGATTTTCCTCAATTTAAAATTGCATTAGATAGCTATACAAAAACTTGCCAGGTTGTAAATTACAAAACAAATGTTAATCATAGGTTGTTTTTAATATGGAGTTTGGCATTTTTACAAAATAATAATTACACTGCACCATTTGATGTATTTGAAAAATTCGGGTCGGAAGAAATGACGACCTGGGTTCATAAATTCCGCCCGATGATTTTAGAGTACACACAGCAAAATACGTTTTCAATTTGATTAAACAAAATTTGACAAGTGTGCAAAATGTTGTATAATTACTATACATTTAAAGGAAACACAAATGACACAACATGAACAAATCGTAGCCGCTTATGAAACTTACCTTGCCGAAAATGCCAAGTTTACAGAAAAAGGTGTCAAAGCCGCAGCGGCCCGTGCTAGAAAAGCCCTGCAGGAAATGAGCAAAGGTATCAAAGAGCGTCGTAAAGAAATTACCGCTGAAAAAGAAACATTAGCAACTGCCAAACCCTAATCCGGGTACCGCTTTGTAAATACTGCTGGTTGAATATAAAAGTAATTGCATGGATTTAGCAAAATCTAACAACACCACTCACTACAGTGAAGATACCATTTCTATAGATTCAATAGACGCACCTGCTACCATTGGTGCTATTGACTCTATAACTGTATCATCACTTGGTAACACAACTGGTACCTACTCCATTGACAATCCTTACTTAATCAATGGTGGTAGCACTATTAGTGCGGTCACAGGGGCCAACGGCTACAGTTATGCCAACTGGAACACACAGGCTGGCACCATTGTTCCCAGCGGAACAATCAGTCTCCAAGGTGAAAATGCTGACATCCGGGTCAACGGTGTAAGCCTGATGGATACATTAAACACCATTGCAGAACGCTTGAATATTTTACACCCAAACCCAGAACTAGAAACAGAATGGGATCAACTTCGAGAACTTGGCGAGCAGTACCGAGAACTAGAAAAACAACTTAAAGAAAAATCAGAGATGTGGGAAAAGCTAACTGCAATGCCACCACCGATTGTTGATTAAGTGTGTAGTTAACGACAAAAATGTACCAGAATTTCCGGTATAACAGTCCATTAACAAAGTCAGAACTAAGTATTTGCGGGGGCAGAAAACCCAATCTGCTAATTTATATATTGGCAATAGGTCACAATCATACATCTGCCCCTTCTTATCAATCCAGTTAAAAGGAGAACAAGTTGAATAATTCAACCAACAGCATCTGCACCATCTTAGAAACATGGGGTAGTGTATTAGTAAAATTTGTAAGTCTCTTGATGGTTATTATGATAGTGGTAAATTTTACAACTTATCATCTTGACAATCTAAAAGCAAACAACGCATTACATAAACCAGAACATGTGAGCGCAAAAGAGCGCACCCAACAATTAGAATGCCTGACTCGTAATATCTATTGGGAAGCAGCTGGTGAGCCGTTTGAAGGTAAAGTAGCAGTGGCACAGGTTACTATGAATCGAGTGGACAGTGGAAAATTTGCCAGCAATGTGTGCGGAGTAGTTTATCAAAAGAACATTGTATACGAAAAGGTAATTTGTCAGTTCAGCTGGTACTGTGAAGGCACACACAAAACTAAATCTGTGCATGGAGCCATGTGGAAAGAAAGCGAAGAAGTAGCCAAAAAAGTACTGCTTGAAGGTTTTCGATTGCCTAGTTTACAAAAGGCCATGTATTTTCATGCAGTGCATATAAAACCACAATGGGGTAAACCTGTTGTTGCTCAAATTGGAAATCACATCTTTTACGGAGAAAAAATATGAAATTTGGATTAACTTTTATTGAATCTGCAGTTCAAGGATTTAGACAATTTATTGACGAACATTTACCTAAAATTTCAGCTGAAACGCTGGGATGGTTGGCCACTGTTATTATTCATTGTGCAACCATCCCTACTTTGTTGAGCCTATTAACCGGACTCAGTGACCGCACACCCAATTTGGACATTGTGCTATTCATGTGGGCAGGACTTATCCTAATGTTTGGCCGAGCAGTCATACTCAAAGACGCACTTAACATCATTACCATTGGTATGGGATTTATGGCACAGGCTGTTTTAATGGCTCTAATACTATTCAAATGATTGAAAATTTATTTGTTATATTTGCACCAGGACTTGGCGGCAATCATCTAGCAAATTTAATTGGATTATCTAGTAGATTTACACGCAATACTGATCTTAGTAAATATCGGCCGGGCATAAAAACTGCACATCTGGCTGATATATCAAATCTACAAGAAAAATCTTTGTTGGATAATTTGCCACAGTTACAGATCCAAAGCAACGTGTTATGTGGACATTTAGCAGAATATCTTTGGATACAACAAAAACAAATTGATAAATTTTTTATAAATCGTAAATTTTTAATAATAACATTTCCAAAAAAAAATACTGCAGCTTATGATAGGCTGCTAAAATTTTGTCCAAATTTTAAGAACTATTGGTTCCATGAACAAACCAGTTTATACTCTGTTCAATATATGGAAAAATTATTTGGTGAAAAAGATTTTTTTACACTGAATGCTGAAGATATATTTACAGAACAAGTTGATCAAATAATCAAATTTATAGAATCAGAACTTGTTACGCAAATTGATGCAAAACTTGCCCAAAAGTTGCACACTATATGGTATAAATCAGTAACAGGTTGACCAATAACTAATAACTTGTTATAATTGACTATTCACACATGATTACAGGATAAATTATGAGCATGCATTTACACCATCCTTCGTTGAGTCTAAATGGTAAACGCAAGGGCAAGATAAAATTTCGTAATGCCGATGAAGCACGTAAGGCCCGTGAGCTAGATGCGTCATGGAAAGAATTGCTTAAAAAACAAGGCATCGAAGCTGAAGAAAAAAAGCGTAGTCGTGCCATGAAAGCAGAGACCTTGACTTATAGCCTTCCTACTCCTATAGGTCGTACAGATACAAAACATATTCCTAGTTTAAATTCAGGCGCCGGTGTTGCCACAGTAGCACCAGCAAAAGTTTACACAGGCACCAAAGTCAAAGGTATTGCTACAATGCATAAATCAAATGCAGTACCGGTTTTCAGTGACGAACAAGCCATAGATATTTCAAGGATGAGACGATGAAATTTGACCTACAAGCATTTAATAAAAGCGAAACTTGGCGTTTACTCCAGGGCAACGCTGGCAATTGGTACCAAGAAGCCAGTGAGCCGGACCGGCAAAAATTGCAAAATTGGATGTATGGTATGCTCAATGAATCCACAGTTCAAATTGAGTTTACCAAAGCTGATGGAAGTATGCGCTCAATGACCTGCACTTTAAACGAGACCTTGGGTGCTAAACATGTAAATAAAGAGCCTGTAAACCAATCCAAAACCGTAGACAAAAAAGAAACCTGTGCAGTTTGGGATTGCAACGCCAATGGGTGGCGTAGTTTCAGATGGGATAGATTACAAAAGATAGCGGTCACAATTGAGTAAAGACGATTTTATAAAGATGGATGGTGTGGTAATAGAAGTGTTACGAAACACTACATACCGAGTAAAACTAACAGGTATTGAAAATACTGTACTAGCCTCATTGAATGGGCGTATGCGCCAAAACAACATCAAAGTATTGGCTGGTGATATAGTAGAGATGGAGTTTAGTCCTTACGATGTAACTCGTGGACGCATAGTAAGACGTAGATAATTTAAAATTTAAATTTATTTAATAGATAATCGGCTGCTATCCGATGCGAAGATTGTTTTGGATGCGACCCGTTGAATTCATAATTATTCTTTTTACACCAGGTTAAAAATCCATGATTATCAAACAACACCACACGATTCCAATCAATTAGAATTTTCAATGAACTGATATAATTATCCGGTTCTGCTAACAAATTACTGGCAATGATATCGTCGTAGTCAAATGTAAACATGTAAGGTATACCACGAGCAACAAGGAATGTCTGTGCTAATATAATTTCCTTCAAGGATGAAGATATTCCGGTATACTCCCATTGGCCAGGACCTTGATACCAGTGTTCTTCAAATCCGCAACCGGGTTTGTATGTTGCCCTGCTGGTACCCACCCATCCTTGTTCAGTTCTGAACTCGTGTCGTATAGTTGTTGTCCAATCCACCAGCACAAAATCATCAGATTCGTAGCTTTGGTATAACACCATTCTGGCAATTTTGTGATTGGAATTGACAGGTTTGATTCGTGACACATAATCACGAGACAGATGTGTTGCTATCAACTCTGGAAATGAGTTTTTTTCCATTATAATACTGGATCCAAATGCAACAAGTCTAGACATACTAATACCTTTCATTTAACCAGATTCGAGAAATTTTTCCAGACGGACTCACTGGTATCAAGTCAATCTGTTCTAGCACTCGTGGCCAACAATGTTGTCCTAGGCCAATTAAAAAATCTTTAATGGTCTGTGAATCACAGGTGCCAGTGTACAAACACTTGACACAATCTGTGCCAAAAATCACACAGTCTGTGAGATTGTCAATGTTGGATTTCAGTTGATATTCCAAGCTCACTGGATTAACTTTGATGCCGCGAACATTGATTTGATCTTTGCTGCGCCCTAATATACGATAATATCCAGCCTCATCACGATCGGCCAAATCGCCAGTGTCGTACCATCCAGGAGCAAACACAGTAGAACCTTGAATGTAGAGATGTCCGTCCACAATATCAGCTTCTATTCCGTCGGGCAAACCCACAGTGCCCGGTCGTTGTTCTCCATGCAAAGGATTGGTAAAACATTGACTCAAGGACTCAGTCATACCAAATGCTTCTATCACAGGCACCTGATATTTTTCTGACAGATGCTGATACAATTCCGTGGGCAAAGCCGCACTGGCAGATCTTATAAATCTCAAATGATCAAAATCCATTTGAGAAATAACTCGTAAAAAATCAGGAATAGCACTGATAAAAGTTGGATCATAGTCAGGCATGGACTTGATATTTTTTACAGGCATATAGTGTATTTCGCACCGGGCCTGTTGTATAGCCCAATACATTCCTTGTCCGTGTGCATGCCACAGAGGCATTATGCTGACATACCGATCATTTGCAGTGATATCATAGGCAGAACAGATTCGCTGAGCCAATGTATTCACTTGATCTTGAGTAAAACTACAAAACTTGCTGTCTCCGGTGGTACCACTGGTATACCAAAGCAAGCGTTCGTTGCAGTAGTCCGCACCGTCTCTGTAGCTTTCACCTTGGTTGGTGATTAATAAACTATAGTCAGCATTGTCTAATAAATATTTTTGTCTTGATGCAGCCGCATCAGGATTGATGATCATGATACTGTAATCATCTAATTGATTGATATAATCCTGAGGGTTGTTTGCACAAATAACTGCTCGTTTCATGTCAATACTTATTGGCTCAAAATAAACAAGTAAAAGAAAATGACAACTAAAAAAATTATAGGATTTGGCGATAGTTTTGTCTATGGCTCAGAACAAGAAAACAACGACGACGGATCTTTGGGATGGCCGGGTCGCGTTGCCAACAATTTAAATTGTGAATATCATACTAGGGCAAACTCCGGATGTGGGAACGATTACATTGCACAGCAAATTTATTCTTGGTTTGCACAAAATCCAGTTGAAGACACCTTGGCAGTTATAAACTGGACTTGGATCAGTCGTTGGGATTATTATGTTTTTGACCATAAAACTTGGATTACCTTTGGCCCTACTTGTGTGCCAGCACGTCTTAAAGACTTGGTAGACCGCACTCAGGCTAAAGAAATGGTCGAGTTTTATCATTCACGAATCAATGCTGGCATACTATGGAATAAATTACGAAATTTACAAATAATATATGCGGCACAATCATATATGAAACAAAAAAATATCAATTGCATACAAACCTACATGGATTATGACATGTTTGATATTTCTTGTGAACACAAGGATTTGACTCCCGATTACATCAACGAACTGCAAAAACTAGTATATCCAGAACTAGAATTATTTGAAGGGCAAAATTTTGTAGACTGGTCCAGAAAAAATGGATTTTTTGTGTCCAAGGGAGGAATGCATCCATTGGAAGATGCACACATTGCCGCGGCAGCTCTGTGGCAAAACCGATATGCAAATGCACTAGGCGCATAAATACCCATATGCACTACGAAATACGACAAGATTTAAATCTAGTAGAGGCCAGTACACGGCCTGCCAAGCTGGAAACTACACCGCTGCCTTACGGTGAGAAAGACCTGGAGCCAGTATTGAGTAAAGAAAGTTTAGAATACCATTACGGGCATTTGGCCAAAGGCTATGCAAAGCGTTACAACGCAGGCGAAGGCAACGCAGATTTTAATCGTGCTGGTAGCTTTTTACACAACAAATTCTTTCCGCAATTGCGCCCGCCCAAAGGCGCCAACCGGCCACGGGGTGCGGTGCTGGCCTTAATTGAAGAGAATTTTAAAACCTATGAAGATTTTAAAATTGCAGTTAAAGAAACAGCAATGAAAATTCAAGGTTCTGGATGGGTGTATTTGAGCACCAATGGCACAATTAAAACTATACCCAACCATGCTGTTCGCACAGACATTTGTGTGCTGATTGATTGGTGGGAGCATGTTTGGGCCACTGATTATCAGTGGGACAAAGAAAAATACCTGGATAATATTTGGAAGATTATCGACTGGGATGTTTGTAACGAAAGACTATGATGACACTGACTGAATCAGCTACAACTAGGATACAAGACCTTATTGCAGAAGAAGGTAATCCTGCACTTAAACTGCGTGTATTTGTACAAGGTGGCGGATGCTCCGGTATGCAATACGGCTTTACTTTTGACGAAGTTGCCAACGAAGATGATTGGGATCTTGAATTCAACGGTGTCAAAGTACTGGTGGATTCAATGAGCGGCCAATATTTAACTGGTGCAACTGTAGATTTCAAAGAAGATCTACACGGCAGTAGTTTTGTTATTCAAAATCCCAACGCAGAAACCACCTGTGGCTGCGGCAGCAGTTTTAGTCCAACCTAATTCCTCAAAGTTCGCAGGCTAGCAAATCTGCTAAATACTAGCAGAGGACGACTATCCATGACTCAACAGATTATCTACGTAGGTACTGCACCCAATGATGGTGCTGGTGATCCTATACGAACCGCGTTTATAAAAACCAATGACAATTTCAGTGAGTTGTATGCTCGTGTGCAGGTTGATCCACCAACCACTTTAATAGGCAAAGTGGGCGACGAAATTGGCTACTATTCTCCTACAGCTGATTATTTGTACTATTGTTTTGCCAATTACGATGGCTCAACTGTGATTTGGGCCCAGATTACAGCTATTGGAAATATATCTGCTACCAAGATAGAAAATGGTACCAGTGTTATAGAAATCATTGATCCCAATGGCAACGCTAATGTCAGCATAAACGGCACTGGCAATGTGGCAGTTTTTGCCAACACTGGCGTTTATGTGTCTCAACTCAGTGCCATTGGTAATATTTCAACTGCTAACTATGTTCTTGGAAATGGTGCATTTTTAAGCGGATTGCCAGCAACTTATAGCAATGCCAATGTTGCAGACTTTTTACCTGTGTACAGTGGCAACATTGCTGCGGCATATGTTTCGTCGTCGGGCAATGTTGTAGGCGGTAATCTTTTAACTCTGGGCAATGTATCAGCCCAGGGCACAATCAACGCTCTAGGCAATATTGTCACCAGTGGATATTTTGTTGGCACGTTTGTGGGCAATGTCACAGGCAATTTTGTGGTTCCAGGGGCCAACACCCAGGTTATTTTCAACACCAGTGGCAATGCTGATGCAGTAGCAGGAATGACCTACAACAAAGATGCCAACACATTTGCTGTGCTGGGAATTGTATCTGCTCAGGCCAATGTTATAGGTGGCAATTTACTAACTGCTGGATTGATCTCAGCTTCGGCCACAATCACTGGCGGCAATTTGGCCACTGGCGGCACTGTGAGTGCCAGTGGCAATGTTATAGGTGCAAATCTAGTGACTGCAGGAATTGTCACTGCCACAAACACCATCACTGGCGGCAATTTGGCCACTGGCGGCACTATAAGTGCTAGCAGCAACATAACCGGCGGCAATTTACTTGCCAGCGGATTGATTTCGGCTGCCGCAAATATCAATTCAAATGCCACAATAAATGTAACTAATAATATCAACGCTGGCGGAAACATAACCGCAACCAATTACACAGGAACACTGGTCAGTGTGGCAGGCAATGTCACTGGCGGCAACATACGCACCGCTGGATTGATCAGTTCAACTGGCAACATAACTGGCAATTACATTCTTGGCAATGGTGCCTGTTTGACCGGCGTTATAACCAGTGTGGCAAATATCAATAATGGCACAAGCAATATCAGTATTCCGTCCACCGACGGTAATATTATTGTCAGTGTCAACAACAACAGTGAAATAGTAACATTTACCAACACCGGTATATTGGCCAATGGTATAGTATCAGTTGTTGGTAATGTGACAGGTGGTAATCTTTTAACTGTGGGATTGATTAGTTCAACTGGCAATATGACCGGTGGTAACATAAGTGCTACTAACCATACAGGAACCACTATAAGCGTCACCGGCAACATAACTGGTGGTAATATAGCCACTGCTGGATTGATCAGTACCAGTGGTAATGTCACCAGCAGTAATATCAATGCTAATGTATACGGAGTAACTGTCAGCGCCAGTGGTAATGTAACTGCTGGCAACCTATCAGTGGCCACTGGCACTATCACAGTTGGCAATATTGTCAATGCAAACGGTAACGCAGTTGGTAATATTGGTAGTGCTGCAAATTATTTTAACACAGTATTTGCATTGGCCACATCAGCTCAGTACGCTGACTTGGCAGAATGTTACCTAGGTGATGCATACTATATGCCAGGAACAGTGGTGAGTTTTGGCGGTGTCGCCGAAATTACGTTTTGTGATACAGATCAAGATCCAGCAGTGGCCGGAGTTGTATCTACTAGGCCAGCGTACCAGATGAATACCGGGTTAACAGGTGACCATGTGACCACAGTGGCACTAATGGGGCGAGTTCCTTGCCAAATACAAGGCCCGGTTGTTAAAGGTGCATTAATGGTGTCAGCTGGTAATGGTCGTGCTCGGGCACAGATAAATCCACCAGCAGGAACCATAATTGGCAAGGCACTGGAATCCTTTGATGGTGATGTTGGAACAATTGAAATTGTAGTTGGAAGAGTTTGAACACCATGTCACAACCAGTTTGGGTAACACAACCAGGCAGTTTAGGAACAATTCCAGAAGGAGTATTTTACTCTATTCCATTGGTTGCTGTTGCACCTGCTGACACAGTCTACTATCAAGTGATTGCTGGTGCCTTGCCCACTGGAATGTTTGTGAATGAATCGGGTATACTGGGTGGCAATCCATCTGCGCAGGCCACTGCACAGGGTGTTCCTGCACCAGTGCCCATTGATATCACCAGCAAATTTGCCGTCAGAGCCTACACCGAAAAAGTTATTGCAGGACGCACTGTGATTGATCGACTAGCAGATCGAACATTTACTATCACAGTCACAGGCCAAAATACACCAGTGTTTGTGACTCCGCCCGGAACCATTGCAACCTATTACGATGGCACACAAGTTAGTGATCTACAGGTGCAAGTGTTTACTCCAGATATCTATGCTGAGGAAGTGGTAACACTGATCAGTGGATCTCTCCCTCCTGGGTTAACCATATCAACATCTGGAATCATTTCCGGATATGTTGGTGAAAACACCACTGTTACTCCTACTCCAACGGAGACCAATTATCCGTTTACTCTCAGAGTCACCAATGGCGTAGCCGGTGATGTGCGAGCGTTTAATATTCTTGTTTATGCTCGCTCTGCAATGACAGCAGACAACACAGTAATCACTGCAGACAATACCTTTATAACTGCAGATGTTAGCCCACAAATTCCGCCAATTATACTAACACCCACTGGATCCATTGGCACAACAAGAAGCAACAATTTCTACACATTTCAATTCACAGGTGTTGATTTCAATGATCAAGCATTTCAATTCATAGCTAATACTACTCCAACAGGGTTGACTCTGGATCCTAATTCAGGATGGTTGTACGGATATATTCCACCATTGGGCTTGGCATCCATAACATACCCGTTTTCAGTCAGAGTTTACGAAACTGCCAACCCAGATGTTATCAGTAATCCTTATAATTACAGTTTAACTGTGACTGGGCCGTTAAGCGGCGAAGTCACTTGGTTAACACCTAGTAATTTAGGCACAATAGACAATGGTACAACCAGTACACTTTATGTGGCAGCAATCAGTGCATCTGGATTGAGTCTGCAGTATCAACTGGTGTCGGGCAGCGCCAGCAGATTACCACAAGGTCTTGAATTGTTAACATCAGGCGACATAGCCGGACGTGTGAGTTTTGATACATTTGCTCTGGATGGTGGTACCACTACATTTGATGTTACAACTAATCCATTGTACAATACTGTTATAAATCCTGCAACCAGTACCACCGAAACAACATTTGATCTTAGCTGTACATTTACAGTCAATGCCTTCAGTGTCAATGGTGTAGTGAATGCCACGCAGACATTTACCATAACAGTGATACGCCAATTCAATGAACCTTTTGACAATCTGTACATACAGGCCATGCCTCCGCAGAATGACCGAACATTTGTAAACACATTCTTACAAAATTCCACTATATTCCCACCAAGTTCTATTTACAGATACAATGATCCCAACTTTGGTGTTGCACGTAATATTTTTTATTATCATGCCTATGGGCTAACTGCAGCCACGCTAGATGACTATGTGTCCAGTTTGAATTTGAATCACTATTGGAAAAATTTAGTTCTAGGCAGCATACAAACTGCACAGGCTTTGGATGACAATGGAAACATTTTATACGAAATAGTTTATAGTAAGATCATTGACGATCTTGTGAACAATCAAGGCCAAAGTGTGGGCAAAGAAGTTACACTGGCATACCCTGTACAGGGTGCAGACAGCACAGAAATTACCACAGTGTATCCCAACAGCTTGGTCAACATGCGAACCCAGGTTATTGATGTTGTTGGACAAGTCAGTAATGTACTACCTCGTTGGATGGTCAGCAAACAAACAAACGGCCAGGTACTGGGTTTTATTCCTGCCTGGGTAATTGCCTACTGTAAACCCGGACAAAGCGGACAGATTGCCTACAATATTAAAACTGCCATTGGTGATGCACTTAATGTGGTTGATTACCAAGTTGATAGATACGAGTTAGATAATTTATTAACTAAAAATTGGAATAGAGAAGAACAACAATGGATTCCAACACCACCAAGTTGGGTAAGTTTTGATGTACAATGCCACTATCAATTGCCAGTGCCAAATGATTCCAGTTTGATATTTACAGGCGGAATAAATTATGCCGTCGGAGACCGCATACGTATCCTGGGTAGCCAGATTGGCGGAGTCAATGGTGTGTATAACCCTGATCTAGATGAATATGGCAACAATGTAATAATCACCGTGGAACAAGTGGACGAATTCGGTACCATACAACAAGCCCGTGCCCAGGGTCTAGCACCGTTGAATTCCGCAGGAGAACTTTTTTACAATATTGTAGGCACAAACATCACAGGTACAGGTACAGGTGCAACTTGGGATATAGAAACAGTGCCAGGCGTGGCCACCACGTTTGACGGCAATAGCATGCAGTTTACTGCACCAGTAGATATGTATTCAAACACTCAAGCCTACGATAAATACCTTGTATTCCCCAAACGGAACATTTTAGAATAAACAGGACACATTATGACCAGTGCAATTAACCCAAACAACATCGACGGCGCTTATCCAGTGGCCGGACAGGACAACAACAGTCAAGGTTTTCGTGACAACTTCACCAACACTTCGACTAATTTTCAATATGCAGCCAATGAAATAACTGCGTTACAAAATAATTCTGTGCTAACAACAGACCTTGCAACCAGTACTCAACCTGTGTTTAATAACTTGTTGGCTAGCACAATAAGCAATGGCTTTTTGCAAAATATGTACACACCATTGGTTGCATTGGGTACCCTCAGCGGCGCAGTGACCATGAACTATGCACTTGGGTCGTTTCAAACGCTGACCACCAGTGGTGCAATAACATTGGGATTCAGCAATTTTCCAGCTGCTGCTAAAGTTGCAACCATGGCACTGCAAATTACTATTGTCAGTACCGCACATACACTACAATTACCTGCTGCGGTCACAGTTAATAATGCCGGTATACAAGGCATCAATACGTCCACCAACATCATAACGTTTGCTGCAGTAGGAACATATGTTTTCCAATTTACCACTAGCAATGGTGGTTCAACTGTGTCTGTTGCCCAGGCCAATGAACAGATCACACCTTTTAACAATAGCTCAGAAGATCTGGCTCCAAGCACAGGTGCAAGCCTGGCCACTACTGCAAGTTATTTTACCACTGCAGGCACTGAAGCAGCAACATTGGCAGCAGGCGTTGCAGGACAAATCAAAACTTTTAGTGCAGTGGATATCACTGCTGGCAACATGGTCATTACTGTGACCAATGCAGGGTGGAAATCGTCTGGAACTGGTACAATCACATTCAGCACAAGAGGATCTGGGTGTACCTTGCAGTATGTCAACTCCAAATGGTTCTGTATTGGCAATAACGGTGCAGCGTTTGCTTAACCAAACCCGTTGACTAACAGTCAACACTGTTGTACAATTAGTAGATGGAACATCCGTTAATCTCTAATTTAAATGATCTAACAGAAGAACAACTGTTAGAAAAAATTACCGAACTACAGAAAAAATTAAGCATTGCTTATCGCACAGGCAATGCTGATCTTTGCAATCAAATACGCATGGCCATTGAAAGTTTTCAAACCAAATATCAAGATAAAATACGGCGAGATGACAACAACAACTTTGACGAAATAATCAACATTTCATGAACGCAAGAATTTCAACAGATCTCCATTTCATTGCCGGAGTGTATTACGACGGAGTCCTGCAGATGAATTCCTACATACTAAAACTCTGGATGATGACTTGCACTGCTGACGCCGAAAGTCATAACATAGCATTTGAGCGAATAAAATATTTTGTGTACAATCAACTTGACAGTTCAATTTTGATCAACAGTGAGCACCAAGAACAGTGTGAAAAATTTGTTGCAGCAGGACTAAAAGTAACCACAATGCCCACAGAACCAGTTGATCAATTGGTGGGGATTATGTTATACTACAAGCTCAACTCCATAATGGAAGGTCGAATAACTGTGGCAGAAACTGAAATAAGCAGTACTCTAGGCGATGCTATGGTTTATCTACATAATGAAATAGAAAATCTAGAAATAGACAATCAGCCAGATTGGTGGAAATCTGCAGACCTTGATCACTGTGACACTGATCTACTAGACACTGACAAAATAGTATCAATGCCACATTTGCAATCATGGAAAAAATTAGATCTAGATTGGCCTGCCACTGTGGATCAAAACACAGTTGGAAACACTGTGGTATTTGCAGATTTTAGCAAGAATGATACAGAATAAATTTGGTGAAATGATATTTGATGAAACAGACATATGTGATCTGTTGATGCAAGGACGTGATTTTAAAAGTCTCAAAGGTATGTTGGTTGATAGTTCAGTGGATATTGAAAAAATAGTAAGTTTTGTTGAAAATTTTCCAGACACTTTAGTTCATTATAAATTTGATAGTGAAAACAGTACAGCAGTTCCGGACTGGGATAGGGTTCAACAACAGACTTGGTTCATGCCTGATGAATATCGTCAGTTAGATATTGCTCAATTTGTGTTAGATCTGTGCACCGGCGAGTCAGAGCTACAACGATGTGGAGAAGAATTGTTGTTGTATCAAGAACGCAGTTTATTTCCTTTGTTACAGTATCTAAAATATCTAGTGGATGTTATGACTCAAAATCAAGTGATCTGGGGAGTTGGCAGAGGATCCAGCGTGGCCAGTTTTGTATTGTACAAATTAAAGGTTCATCGCATTGACAGTTTGTACTATAATTTAGATGTATGCGAATTTTTGCGTTAAATATGCAATCGTTTAAAGGAAATAATTATGACCAATAGAACTTATAAAACAGCCCAAGGAAAAACAGTTGATTTGGGTCAACTTATATTAAAAAATGAAACTGTTAGGGCAGTGGGCAACATGAATGTCAATGCACGTGGCGATCTATTAGACAGTTCAAATCGAGTTATTGATTCTAAAAATCAACAAATACAACGCCAACATCAACAACAAATTGTCAACAATGTGTCTGACCGAACTGTGCATACCAGTAATGTACATGCTAGACGAGCCAGAAAAGCCGCGCAACAAGATACGCCCACAGTTGATACTGACCTTGAAGATGCACCAGTGGACATTGTGCCCGAGATAACACCTGAGCCCGTGGATACAACTCCAGTTGATACTGCACCCGGCGGTGGACTGGCAGCAGCCATTGCTCGATCAAGAACAGTGGTACAAGAAAAAGAAAAAACACCAAGAGAAATCAAACAATTCAAACCCGGAGTAAACAGAATTTAACCATGACAAAACTAGCATTTGCGCCGCACCGATTTAACAAATCACAAATACATCCATTGAACAACAGTGTCATAGTGTCTGACATGTTGTTTGATCAACGCATCACAAGTGGAGGAATTATCCTACCCAATGATAACGGCACAGGATCTGGTATTCGTCCACGCTGGGGTCAGGTGTATGCCATTGGTCCAGATCAACTGGATGTCAAAATAGGACAATGGATCTGTGTAGCGCACGGTCGCTGGACTCGAGGTATTGATATTGAGGATGAAGATGGAAAGAAAACTCTGCGCAGAATTGACCCTGACGATATCTTAATGGTGTCTGACACTTTTGTGGAAGACGATACCATGAGTGATGCAGTCAACGTGACCAAGAAAGAACGCTAACTCATGTATGCCAATGGCATAGAAAAAGTCGAAATAGAACTGACCACACGATGTAATGCATCATGTCCGCAATGTTCAAGAAATTATTTCGGAGGAAAAGTTTGGCCAACGCTACCAATTGTTGATTTAAAATTAAGTGTTTTAAAAGAAAAACTTAGTAAATCATTTTTATCAACTTTAAAACAAATTGATTTAATAGGAACCTATGGTGATCCTTGCATACACAAAGATTTAATAGCCATTGTAACATGGATACATGAATCCACAGATGCCAAAATAGTTATCAGTACCAATGGTAGTTTGCGCAGCACTGATTGGTGGCACAAGCTTGGCAGTACACTGCGATCGCAAGATCGTGTGCTGTTTGGAATTGACGGACTAGAAGACACTAATCATTTGTATAGAAAAGGTACTAACTTTAAAAAAATTATTGCCAATATGACTGCATTTAATAATGCAGGTGGAAAAAGCATTTGGAGCTATGTTGTATTTCAACACAACGAGCATCAAATTGACAAGGCAAAAAAACTAAGTGAGGAATTGAATTGTTATGGTTTTGCAGTAAAACCCACCAACAGATTTGTAAACAAACAACACAACTTAATTGAAAATTTTCCAGTTGTAAATAAAAATGGAAAAACAATTTATTGGTTGCAACCTCCTACAAATACTGCATATATTAATCCAGGTTACAAAAAGTATAAAGGACTCAACGAAGGTCCTGGTGATTACAATAACTATTTAAAAAATACTCAAATTGATTGTTTTGGAGTAAAAATTAAATATGTTGTAATTTCTGCCGAAGGATATGTTTTTCCGTGTGGATGGTTGCAGGACAGACTGTATGGATATGAAGCAGAATCGCACCCTGACAGGCAACGGTTACTTGATCTAATAGAAAAATCGGGCGGGTTTGACAGTATTAATATACGTTACAAATCTGTAACTGAAATTCTTGCTGGTGATTTTTTTAAAAGTATTAAAGATTCATGGACCAATGAATATCGTCTTGATAGATGTGCCAATCAATGCGGTGCACACAATTTATTTGGTGCATCTTATAATAATATTAAAGAACTGTTATGACTACAGTAGCACTGGTAGGCGGTGGCGATTTGGCCGACGTTTTTTGTGAAAAAAATAAAAACAACTACAAGATTAAAATTTATACACATAGCAATTTTGACATAACTGATCAAGATAATTGCAACGCACTGGTTGATCAGCTGTTAGATTTCCATGCAATTGTTATCACAGCAGGATACATGGGCAATGATATATGGAAAATGTGGCTAACCAACACAGTAGGACCGTCGTATATAATTAATAAATTGATTGAAAAAAATTATAGTGGACATGTTATAGTGATATCGAGCAATGCGGGAAACTGGACCAGTTGGCCAGATATTGATCTTACTAGATTATCCTATAATAATACAAAAAATGCAATAAGCAATTTTGTACACGGAGTAAAACAAAAAAACTATAAAGGAAAATATTCCGTGATTGAGCCATCAAAATTTAAATCGTCAATGAGTAATTTTCAAGGTCATGATATCAACACAATCGTCAATGTGTTGGAATTCATGCTAGCCAATGATACAATTTGGAATGTAAAAATTTAATATGGGATTTCAGAAACCTGATTTGTTTAAAGCACAGTATGCTATTCAAAAAACTTTGGGCGAAATACATAGCCCCTACAACGATGGATGGACAGCCTCCGGTTGCAAACAAGAACTTTATATGTTAAAATGTTGGTTAGAAGATGAATATAATCAACTTCCAAAATTTTCAGGAGAAGAAAAATGGGAACAGGAACGTATAGTAGAGTTATTAAGGAAATAGTATGAAAGCGTTATGGACAGAGTTGTATAGGCCCAACACACTAGATGGCTATGTATTTAAAGATACCGCACAACGAGAACAAATAGAAAGTTGGGTACGAGAAGGATCAATTCCGCATTTGTTATTTTCTGGTGCGCCTGGCGTAGGAAAAACCACACTGGCTAAAATTTTAATTAATCTACTAGACATTGACACATATGACGTCCTGGAAATCAATGCCAGTCGAGAAAATTCAGTGGACACAATTCGTGACAAGATCACAGGATTTGTACAGACCATGCCATTTGGCCAATTCAAAGTGGTACTGTTAGACGAAGCAGATTATATCACACCCAATGGGCAAGCAGCTCTACGCGGAGTCATGGAAACATATCATGCGTCGGCTCGATTCATACTTACTTGCAATTACCCTAATCGGGTTATTCCTGCTCTGCACAGTCGGTGTCAAGGATTTCACATTGACAGAATTGATCTCACTGAATTTACTGCTCGTATTGCCACTGTTCTTGTGGAGGAACATGTGGAGTTTGAGTTAGATACCCTAGACACTTATGTGAGATCAACTTATCCAGATTTGCGTAAATGCTTAAACACCTGTCAGATGAATTCTACCACAGGTACATTGATAGCGCCACAAAATACTGGCGTCGGATCACAAGACTGGAAATTGTCAGCAGTAGATTTGTTTAAAACAGGTCGCATACTTGAAGCTCGAAAGCTCATGTGTGCTAATGCTCGAGCAGAAGAAATGGAAGAAATGTTTCGTTGGTTGTATGACAATTTAGATCTTTGGGGGAAAGACCAAGAAACACAGGATCAAGCAATTATCATTATTCGTCAAGGATACGTTAATGTTCCATTGGTGGCGGATCAAGAGATAAATTTGAGCGCAACATTATGTGAGTTGTCAAGACTATGAGATATATGATTTTAACTTATTTCAAACAGGCATCTGGTAAAATTGATGAGGTCATGTCGTTGTCTAAACGAATAAAGCCCACAGATTTACAAACGGCAAGTATCATACTTGACTTTCGTGATCAAGTTGTGCTAAAATGTATGATAGACGGCAAATCAATGCCCCGTGATTGGGACACAATTGTTTCTTATTATTACGAGCACTACAAATCAATCATGGAACGATTATTTAAGGAAAATGGACATGAACTTAAAATGGAAGAAAAGCCAGTTGAACAAACAACTGGCAATGCAGTTCCAACAGAATAAGTCGATAAGTCGATGAGTTATTTTAATTTATTAGTCAAAATACACAAGAATCTTTCATCTCCAGCAAGATCGTGGTATCATGAATCATTGCACAATAAAGACACTTTGTTAATCACAGCTGGGGACAGTTGGACCTGGGGAGATAGTCTTTTTGACATTGACGCCGAAGCTGGTAAGCAAGATCATCCTGACAGAGTTAATAAAATATATGGTGCATTGCTAGCGAAAAAACTAGATGCTGATTTTATCAATCTTGCCAAGTGTGCCGGTGCCAATATAGAGTTTTGTGATTGGGTAAAAAGTCTTTTACCAATGGTTGAAACAAAATATAAAAAGATTATTGTGGCAATTACTCTCACCGAGAACTGCCGAGAAGCACATTGGGATAGAGTTTGGGTTCCTGAAGAGCAGCCCAGTCTTGAAGAATATTTGTGTGAATACGAAAAAAATATGTTTGAGAATCTTGCTCAGACATTCAAGCAACACAGTTCAATTCAATTTGTAGTTTCTAGAAACTTTACCTACAGTTTTGACAGTAACATTTCGGTACTCAAGGATTATCTCACTGAAAAAATCTGGGTCGATTGTTTAGCCGAGTATCAGAGCAATCAAGATTATCCCACTGATGTTAGGTTTCTTTCTAGTATTGCACTGGTGCCATTGCACAAGCTACTCAAAGATATTGACCTATATAAAAAATATAAATTTCAATTTATGAGTTTATATGCCAGCAGTGAGTTGGCAATCTCATGGTTAGAGAAAAGTAAGTTGAATTACCAAAAAGCCACAAAACACCCAACCGAACTTGGGCATGAGATTTGGGCAGATTATCTATACAATACAATCACTGCCCGTTTGCATTGACTTAATATTATACTTCTGTTATTATAAACTACAAAGATGGAGTGATATGTATAAAGATTTTAAAAATTCTGACCAATTGATCTTAGTCGACTGCGACGGTGTACTGCTTAATTGGGAGTATGCTTTTGCAATCTGGATGGAATCACATGGATTTGAGTCAGTTCCGGGTGGTGAATTAAACTACAACATTGGCGAACGTTATAATATCTCTCATGAACAGGGTCGAAAACTGATCAAGATGTTTAATGAAAGCGCCGCAATTGGTTTTCTTCCACCATTGCGCGATGCCATGTACTATGTTAAAAGATTACACGAAGAACATGGTTATGTTTTTCATTGCATTACCAGTCTTAGCACAGATCCCAACGCACAGAAATTACGCAAGATGAATCTTGACAAATTGTTTGGCGATACAGTATTTGAAAAGATTGTGTGTTTACCCACAGGTGCTGACAAACACGAAGCACTCGAGCCTTATAGAGACTCTGGTTGCTGGTGGGTCGAGGACAAGCCCGAAAATGCCGAAGTTGGCCATGCAGTAGGATTAAAATCATTGATCATTGAGCACGGGCATAACATGCACTATCATAATGAACACATCACGATAGTAAAAAACTGGCGTGATGTGTATCAAATTATCACTGATCAATCAGTGTAAAGTTTTAATACGGATCCTATGATCTCGTGTCGCTGAATATCGCGAGCTGACAACTCGCACACAGCAATACCATTTACACCCCCTTCCTCCAGTCTTTGACAAAGGTCCATAAGGCCATTGTCGCCATTACTACGGTCGGCTTGTTCTATGTCTCCAGTGATCACAATTTTACTGTGTACACCTATACGGGTCATCAGCATCTTGGTCTGGGCGGGTGTTGCGTTTTGCATTTCATCTGCAATGATCCATGAGTTCTTGAAAGTTCTACCTCTCATAAACGCCAATGGGGCTATTTCTATCACTTGATCTTCTATCATGCCTGCAATTTCCGGCGGGCGATAATACTCTCGTAACACATCCAATAACGGACGAGTCCACGGTTCCATTTTGGCAACCAAGTTGCCGGGTAAGAATCCATGTTGTTCACCTTCTACACCCACTGCTGGGCGTGTTAGTACTATACGTTCACAATCTCCTTCTTTTAGTGCTTTTACAGCGGCCTGCATGGCAAGGTAAGTTTTACCAGTACCAGCGGGTCCTACTGTGACTACGATGTGTTGCGCTTCATCTTGAAGAGCCAGCACCAAGCGTTCCTGGTTCCTAGTTCTAGGAACCAATTCTACTCTGCGAGTGGATATTTTTGGAAGTGCTTGATTAAAACTTATAGTGTTTTCTACTGGATTCATATGACGATGTGCTTTTGCGGCTCTTTGTCTGCTCAAGTGCTATTCTCCATATGGTTAAATGCCAACAATTACTGCTGGCAAAGTATTTAGGCATAGGCAACCAAAAGTTTAGTGGGTATTGATATTTTGTAAAATTGAACTAAGTATTAGGCTGTCCTGTAACATCATTTTATTACCACTATGATAATAATCTTAAATAACAGTGCATGTTAACTTCGATCAAAGAAATTTCAAATCACCCGATTGTAATATTATTGTACCAAGCTGGATCTAGCGGCGAATTCTTATCGTATGCGTTGACCCAAAGCATTAGTCAATTTACAAAAATGAAAACGCTTTGGGAAAATAATAATCGATGTGTAGTTCAAGATTATTTTGGAAGAACCCTATTATTTGGACCAATCACTGAAGATATTTTATTGCCTAGGATTAATTTGTTTTTTGAAATGGCCAAATCAAAAGGTGTAAGGCACATGGGATTATCGCATCACAATCCGCATCAAATTGATTTTATTAAAAATTACGGTGCAACATGGCCTGTAATTGAAATTACAACCTTACAACCTGTAAGCATTAAGTTTCGAAAATTAGCTGGTGCTAGCAAAATACCCAAAAAGTACCAGTTAAGCCCTTTCAACGAAAATGAAGAAGTCACCACTGCGTTGGATATAGGATTCATCCCAGATCATCATTTGCAGATAGAATGGAGTGAATTATTTTTAACCGATATTCGCACAACATATTTTAAAATATTAAAATTTCTTGATTGCGCCGGTGATGTGGATTATTTTGTTGATATAGTTAATGATTATGTCAACAACAATCAAAACTTAATACAGTCTGTTTATGAAAATTAAACATTTACGCACCATTGGAGATGGATTTTGTTTTAATCATTACTGGCCAATGTGGAGCCAGTTATTGGCAGAAATTTTAGACTGTGAATGGCAAAATTTTTCATTGCCTGGACTTGGCAATGAAGCTATAGCCAACATTGTGCTTGATCAGGTGTCAGCCGAAGATTTACCAAACACCTTATGGGTGATTCAGTGGGCCGAACCTAAAAGACTAGATTTTAGAGTAGATACTATTAACCCTGCATTTTTAAAAGAAACAGAGTCAGACCCAATTTACTATAAAAACTTTATCACCACAGCGCAAGGAAGGAAATACTGGTCTAGTAGTGCTAGTATTTTGCCTTGGGTAGCCGAACAACGAAATTTAATAACATTAGAACAATACCAAGATCGACAAAAATTATTTGAATTAGCAGTTACACATGCATTGGAAAAAGCTGGCGTAAAATGGCAATATATCTCTACCCCGGCCATGATGAGTTTTTTAAAACAAAGCAAGTATTTTGATCTTGATGTAGGAGAAATACAACCAGTGAGTTCCGTACATTTGGACTTTTTAGAACAGTTTGTACTACCGAGATTAGACATTGATACCTCCAGATTGGATAATATTCGTGAAAAAACACTTCTCGTCGATCAAGAACGCAAACATAGCAATCAATTTGTGCCTTGGGACAGAAATATGCATAAACGAGTTTGACCATAAATAATCATATGGGACTCAAAGATCAAGAATTATTTAAAGACCACAGTGATTACTGGCAGGTTGCGGAGAACATCCGCGACATCTATCTTTCTGAAGGCAGTTTGTTAAGTTTGTTAGACTTTGAAAGAGTACTTGATGAACTGGATTTATATGCTTTTAAAAACTGGGCTATTGGCGAACTGGTGCAAGGTCCTGATATAGGCAAGTATCGTGTGGGTTGTATTTTTATGTGGCCAGAAAAACTCATGCCAGACCCGCGTGGTGCAAAACGTTTACTGCCATTTGACTGTGAAGTTCGCTATAAAAAAACCAATATGAAAATTCCTGTTAAAATTGAAGACCCTAGTGATTTTCGCCCAGGCACGCACAAGGCCAAAATTGTAGAGAAAAAAGTTTGGCTGGTAGAAATAGTCATGCCCAAGGCACTGATGAGTGACATACGCACCGGTTCAGTTGAATTAGAGGATCAAGATATCGATCTTGAAGATTTAGATAGCGCCTACGAGCAAGATCTAGATCAACAGTCATTCCAGACTGATAATAATGCACAACAACAAAATGCACAACAACAGCAATCACAAACAGCCATCCAGCCACCAGTCGCTATTTGAAAGCCTAGGATACAAGGATCTTGAGGGTTTGTTAAAACCCACAATTCACGTTGACGAATTTTCTAGTAAAATGGGCGATGACGATGATATTATTGTGTTGAGTTTTTTTGTGCGTGATCAACAAGCTGCCAAGGACCTAATGAACTGGTTTGAAAAAGGCTATGACTTTGTGGTTGACGCAGACAAAAGCCCAGGAGAAATTCGTCCCAATCGTTATTTGGTCTATGTAGAAATACGTCGCCGTAGCACTGCTGCTGGTCATGTAGAAACACTGTTGACAGATTTAGACACGCTGACAGAATTTGGGTCAGACGATTGGTTAATGCATTACGATGGAAAAGAAGTGCCATTCTCACGTGACGCATTTGAATCTATGGTGCCAATGAGTCCAAAAGCATATCGCAAAATACACGATGAAGATCTCAACGAAGTTCGTGTGGCAGCTGGATTACCTACAAAATCTATCTATGAAAAAGACGATCCTGCCATTCGAGCAATGCAACACGCTGCAGGAATTTAAACATTGTTCTAAAACTAGGTATATAATTACCTATGATACTTAAAAGTTTTGGATGTAGTTTTATTTTTGGTAGCGAGTTGGCAGAAGACAGAATGCACACGCGGATGTATCCTTCGCCAGACGAGAAAAACAGGCAACATGTTACTGGGAGTCGGTTAACATGGCCAGCATTACTTGCAAAACATTACAATTATCAATATCAAACATATGCGAAACCAGGGTCTGGCAATCTACAAATTTTAGAACGCATGATGAGTCATTTTGCTGACCCAGTGAATGACGATACAATTTGTGTTGTTGGTTGGTCTTGGATAGATCGATTTGACTATTGTGTAAAAAATTCTACATGGCCAGGAGCACCATGGGCCACTATAATGCCAAATGACGAGAACGAAACTGCTAAAATTTATTATAGAGATTTACACTCTGAATTACAGGATAAGTTGGTTAATTTATTGTATATACGTCAAGCAATTGATTTTCTCAAAGAAAAACAAATTCCATTTTTAATGACCTACATGGATCATCTGTTATTCGATACTCGATGGAATACCACGCCAGCAGTGACAGAACTGCAAACATATATAAAACCATATATGACAACATTTGAAGGATTAAATTTCCAAGAATGGACCAAAAAAAATAATTTTCCTATAGGTAAAAATGGTCATCCATTGGAATCGGCTCATCAAGCTGCTAGTGAGTACATAATCAAACTTTTTGGTACGAAAAGTATAGGCGTTCATTGCCATCCTTCTTGAATTCTAATAATTTAAGATTGTATTTTTCAGCAAATTCATTTACTATTTCAAACGTCCAAGGGAATATATCCACATAAGGACCTGTCTTGTGTGTGATTCCTGGATTGGCACGTAAATAAAATTTACCTCCAGTTATCAATAAATCCACGCAGTGGGAAAACCTTGCTTCAATTTCGTCTTGGCTGTTAAAGTTAATTGATCCCAGTGCAAGTATGTGATCGTGTTTGTGCTTAACTTTATAGTCTAATATGTCAACTTCAAAGTCTGCACAGTTATTATAAGGATCGATTCCTACTAGGTTCTGTATGCGTCCTTTGAATGGATGATATCCACACCCTACATCTAAAACCGCCTGGGGATTTTGTTTATTAATTTCTTCAGCCAGTGCCCATCCGGTGTAGTCATAATCGCCAGTGCGCGGTTTCCAAATTTCAGCAAAAAACCTGTGCGTGTAACGCTCGCTTAGATCATCCACAATAGTTTTTAATGTACCTATATAATCACACGGTAAACTGAGTTGGGCATCTACTGCGTCTTTAAACTTGCCATAGCGAGCAGGAGTCCACGGCAACTGATCCACGTGTGTGTCTTTGTCTATGACAATATTCTGGTATTTTGGTAAATTAAAAGCTGTGTGCAAATTTTCTTTAATCAAGTTAAAAATTTTAGTATTCATTAGATTTTTCTCATATTAGATAAATAATTTTACAACAGAGACAAAAATTTTGCCTCTGTTGTGTTTTTTCATATATATTTAAGGAGAATTTATGAACACAAAAGATTTTGTCTGACAGAATTAAAACATTACTTTTTAAATGAAACACATTAAACAATATAAAACATTAGGAATATTATTTGCTCCTGCACTTGGTGGAAACCATATTGCTAACATGATTTCAACTTCTCCTCACGTGGAAAATAGAATTAAAACTGCCCAGTACGAGCAAAATCTAATAGATTTATATAGTAATTCAAAAGGATACATGTTTCATGCTGAGGAATTTTTAAATTTTAGTTCAGAGGATTATACTAAATCGTATAATTTGGTTTTAGAAAATAAATTGTCTACTGTTTTGCCAGGCCATATGGAAGATGCATATTGGGTTTTGAATAAATTAAAACCACTGGGCAAAATGGGGTTTATTACTATGGAAGTATTCAATATAGATATTTTTAATTTTTATAAAAATATTAATACTAGATCCTACGTAGAAAATTATAATCCCTATATATATCGATTTATGTACACTAAAGATGTTGCATCACGATTATTAGATATACCAATGGACGATGGGTATGTTATTGACGCTGAAAAAATAATCCAGCCGGACATCACTGAATTATTAAACAATTTAAATGATGAGTTACAGTTGGATATGAATCTTACACTGTGCAAAGAGTTGCACAGCATGAGATATAAAAAAATACATTAAAAGGAAAAACAAATGAAAAAAATACTAGCACTGATACTTGCTACCGCAAGCATGTTAGCACAGGCATGGGAACCAACCAAGCCAGTACAAGTCTATATCGGTAACACGCCTGGAGCCGGGAACGAAATGGCCTTTAGAAAACTAGCACAGATTGTACAAAAAGAAAATCCTAAATTTGTCTATGTTGTACAAAACATTCCCGGAGCAGACTCAGTCATAGCCAACAACCGGTTTTTAGAAGCCACAAACGATGGGCATACCATTAACTTGCCAAGTCACATGAGCAGTTATGTTACAAATGATATCTGGGAAAAGTCAATTAAGAAATACAACTACGACAGTTTCGTAGATGTGTTGACCATGGGTAAATCACCATTGGTGTTGGTTGCTAATCCCAAGAGCGGCATTAATACTCCACAGGAGTTTGTGAAGTATATTCAATCTGGTAGAACTATTAGCATTGCTGTAGGCGGTGGAGCACATAGAACAGCATTTGAATATTTGATGGACAAAGGTCGAGGCAACAAAGACACAGTCAAACCCATCAAGTTTAACGGACCAATGCCTGCTGTGACCAGCGTGGCATCATTTGATCCTAAGACAGGAGGAACAGAATTTGGCATCATTCCCATTGCTGTGGCCAAGGCCTTGGTGGATGCAGGCAAAGTCAAACCCATTGGATTCACTGGTACACGTAAGATGGCACAATTTCCAGAAGTTCCGTTGTTGAACACCATTGCACCTGGGATCAATGTGTATGCGGCTTGGTCAATTCAATTGCCTCCTGGCACAGACAAGGACATTGTGGCCTGGTATCAACTGCAATTCAGTCGTGCAGTTCGTAGCGCAGAATACAAAGAGTACATGGATGCCAACGTTATATTCTACGCAGAAGATGAACTTACTCCTGCAGGATTAAAGCGCAACATGGACGAACTACGTGCTACCTTTTTACCAGTACTGAGTCGAATTGATTTAAGTAAAGAATGAAATATATCTTTGTAGCCGGTGCTCCGGGCTCTAAATGGAGCAGTGTGGTCAAAAACATCTACTATAGTCCTAGCATTGATCGTTCGGACTATAGAGATGAATGGACCTATTATCATGACGCTTCGGGCACCCGGGAACTAATGCATCTGGGTGCTTACTTTGACCCAGGTATGATTTCTCCCTTGCCCGAAGATTTAACAACATTAGATAGAGAACAATTGGAAGAGATATTTGCCGAGCCGTTTCAATTTAAAGAATCCAAGGGTACGCGAATTATCAAAAGCCATGTGTTTTCAAATCATATTGATTATCTGAGAAAATTGTTCCCCGAAGTGCCCATTGTGATTGTGCATCGCAATGACGATTCGTGCCTGGGCTGGTGGGTAAAATGCGGGCATTTTGATATCACATATCCTGACTATCATGAGTATTTCAAAGATCTCAAACACATGGCCCAAATCATTCGAAGACAAAATGCTGATATTTTGGCGGCTTGGTGGAAATACAATGATAAACCTGTAATGGACAATAATCTCCGATTGGCAGCGGCCCTGGGCATAGAACCACCTCCTGCAGAATACACACAAGAATACGTAGTAAGCGATATAAGGGTAAAAGTAATATGATAACAGACGAATTTAAAAGCAGTTGGGATTTTACAAAGAGTTACAGTACATATCATTTTGACAGCGTCAAAATAGATCGATTTGAAGATGTGATTGCACATCTAGGACATATTGAACCCACATGGCAAGCTGATCTTGAAGACATTGTTGCTAACTCAAACCCAGCCACTTGGGAAACTCGCGGTTACAAAGGTGAAGGTATTCCTCCTCCGCGTGAAGATTTGTTGGCAGAAGAATATGATATTGAACGGGTAGGCGCTGATCCCAAAATGATCATCACCCATATCAATTGGCGTATTCCCGATTCGTTGCAAGCAATTACTGCGGCATTTGGCCTAGATGATTGCATGGAACGCATACACGTACAGCAACCTGGAGAAGTGTGGAACCTACACATAGATAAACTGCAGAAATGGTGCCCTGAAGATCCGTCAAAGATAGGACGTTATTTTGTACAATTAACAGACTGGCAACCTGGGCAGTTCTGGGAGTATGGTAATTATCACTGGAACCAATGGCGTGCCGGCGATGTCAGCACATTTGACTGGGCCAACATGCCACACTCTACAGCCAATGCTGGCCATTATCCCAGAGTTACATTCCAGTTAACTGGTGTTATTACAGAAAAGACTAAAGCATTTTTAGCCACACTATGAAAACTCTATTAATCATTACTGGTCCGCAAGGGTCTGGTAATCATTTATGGTCAAAAATCTTTGCGCTACACCCAGATGTGTATGGCTGGCACACCCTGTTACATGAATACTGGATAGGGCATGATCAAGAACCTTTTGCAGATTGTTGGGCTGATCCCGACGAGTTAAAAGAATTTGACTGGGGTGAATGCAAGTACTTTGTCACAAGTGTAAGTACTCCGTACATGCTCAACGGTGAACGTACCATACCCAACATTGTGCGTTTTGCTGCCACAGCCCTGGGACTGGGCATACGGGTAAAAATTGCCATCATTGGACGTGATCGTAATATATTACAGTATCAAGAGACTCGTGTACGTGGAGAACCCACATTCGATATAGCACTAGCAGAATATGAAAAATTAACAACATGGAATCCTGTATTCTTAAGTTATGAATTGTTGCATCTTTATGGTGATCTTTATCTACAACAGCTATCTGATCAATTGGAGTTCCCTATTGATTATTCTAGTCCCCAACTGGAAAATATTTTACAGGATGATACAAACAGTAAGTACTTTCAACCAGTGACACATCATCCTACAGATGATTTAGCACGACATACTTCAAGGAAATGGCGATGACAGCACAACGTATATTAATCATGGGCTTGCCCGGCGCAGGCAAAACATATCTAGCACAGCACATATTAGACCACTTGCAGGCAGAACGCAAACGTGTGCATTGGCTCAATGCCGACGATGTGCGTAAAGAATACAACGACTGGGACTTTACTGAAGCAGGCCGTATTCGACAGAGTGTGCGTATGCGTACACTAGCAGATTCATTCACTGACGTAGACTACGTAATCTGTGACTTTGTTGCACCACTGGTAGAAATGCGCAACAACTTCAAAGCAGACTGGTGTGTGTGGGTTGACACCATTGACAAAGGTCGTTTTGAAGATACCAACCGAGCGTTTATTCCTCCAGAAGTTTATGACTTCCGTATTACAGAACAAAAGTCAGAGAAATGGGGTGAATTCATCGCCGCACACATATTAGATAATAGACGCCGTCCTGTGTTTGATTGGCAACGAGAAACTGTACAGATGCTGGGCCGTTGGCAACCGTGGCATGCCGGTCATCGTGCGCTGTTTGAACGTGCTATCGCTAAAACTGGACAAGTGGTTATTCAAATACGTGACTGTCAGGGATGGCAAGGTAGTAACCCGTTTGAAATAGACAAAGTCAAATCATTTATCAAACGTGATTTGGACATGCTATATCAAGGTCAATATGAAATTCAAGTTGTGCCCAACATTGTTAATATCACTTACGGTCGAGATGTGGGTTATAAGATTGAACAAGAATCATTTGACGAAAAAACTCATGCTATCAGCGCCACTGAAATTAGAAAACAAATGGGACTCAAATAAAGAAACTTTTAATTATTGTTTTTTACTTTCAGAAAATAATATAATCATCTAATGACCGAATTAATAAAGCCTTGTGAGTCTATTCTTAACTCAACAAGAATTATATTAAGAGCCAATGAAAACTGTTTGTTTTCTGGCATAGATTCTGCGGAAGCTAATTCTACATTGGCCTTTAAAGAAAAAAAACATTTTCGAAATTACCCACATCCAATAGAGTATCATTATAACAGCCGTGGATTTAGAGATCAGGAATGGCCAGACACTATGATAGAATTACAAAATTCAATTTGGTGCATAGGTGATAGTTTTACTGCTGGAGTAGGTTTACCATTTACGCATACATGGCCACAGGTACTACAACAAACAACAGATCAACGAACTATTAATGTAAGTTTAGATGGCGCTAGTAATAACTGGATTGCAAGACACACTTGTGCAATTATCAATGAAATTGCTCCTCGGAATTTAATAGTGCAGTGGAGTTATTCGCACCGCCGAGAAGCTGATATCAAAGTGGCATTAGATCCAATATGGAGAGAATTTTATAATGCTATAAAAGGCACTGATTGGCCACCTTGTGAATCATTTGATTTGTTTAATACATTGCCCATTAATATACAAATTGATCTACGCAATGATCCGCGGTTTAACTCGTGGCACAAGGAATTTGATCTAGAAACGCCGCGTAGAATATATGAAGTTGATTCAACTCCCGAAGAAAACATTGCAAATACACAAGCGGCAATTGATGCAATCTGTTCTACTTCCACAACCACCAATATTATACACACGTTTATACCAAATTGGCACAACACCAACAAGTATCAATTGAACTTTCACGGGTATCCTGTGATCGAAAATTTTCCTGTTTTAGACTTAGGACGCGACTATTTTCACTATGATATTACAACTGCTACTAATTTAGCAAATCAATTAGTAGGATTACTATTATAATACTAGTCATTGATCCAAACTAGGTCACTCAGTGCCAACTGTTTTTTTGGAATATCATTATAGGTTATTAACGATTTATTTGCAGACTCAGCAGACGTCCAGTTAGTGTGTTCTAATTGTGCAGCCTGTGTCAATGTTTCTGGATGATATGATATTGCATATGACGGTTGATTGATGCCAACCCATTTGTTATAATTCAACAAACATTGATCTATATTAGTAATGAGGTCAGCTTTTTCTTTAAGCGTATGTAATTTTATTGGAATTCCAGACATTACAATACCATCATCTTGCAGATCTTGAATGAATATTCTGCACTGGGTATAATCATCTATGTTTAATTTGATAAATGATTTTTCTTCATCACTGAATTCATGATTAAATGGTATTAAACTTAACAAATAATGTACACGATTCCAATCATGCCAATTAATGTTAAATCTATCTTGCCATGTTAATAAATTTTTTTTATCTTTAAATACATTTAAATTCAAAATAAATTTTTCAATTTCAGGCAAATCTCTTTCATATTCAAAATAACTATTCACATTAAAGTGACGATCAACCCAGTCAAGATATTCGTGATAGTGTAGTAAATATTTTTCCATAACATCGTTTTGAACATGTATTTTGTTTTCATGAATATTTTTAAATATTTCATATTTTTGTTCAACTGAGTATACATTTAGATTTTTTGACTCTCCAGCAATGGCCCAACTCATTGCATGCTCAAACAAATTTTTTCTACGACAAGATATAATGTGAAAATTATCATTTAAATATTGATAAAATGCCAATTGGTCATTTAATGAATCATTTCGGTTTTTAATATGATAGTGTGCCAATCTTGCAGTGACGTCATGTTTACAATTTTCTAATAGATTAACAATAGTTTCTAAGCTTTGAAAGTATCCCCATCCTGCTTGCGGCCGGGCTTCCATGGACTGTTTTTTGCCTAGCACAGTTTGATTAAATTTTGTATTATGATACGGTATTAGCCCGTTGGTTAACTCATGCAAATTAATAGTCAACGGATTGTAGTTTTCGTTGATATTTGCATAAACTGTAACTAGTCGTTGTAACAGCGTGCTGCCCACTCGATCCGGAGTTAAAATTAAAACATTCATAGTTTTACTTATAGACAGAATAAATACTTGTCTAAGAATCAAAGGAATGACATGGCAATAACTCAACAATACACGCAGATACTGCCTTGTTATATTCCAGGAATATAACATGAGCCAACTTACTTGGATGTTTAGTTTAATTCCAGACGGCATTTTTGTACTTTGTACCTATGCAATATTTGCACTGGGTTTGCTGTTGTACATTGCTTCAAAACTGGTGCAATGGATTCCTATAATGATGCAATATCGCATACCTGCAGAACTTGTGGGTGTGTTGTGCTTGTGCGTTGGGGCTTATTTCTTTGGCTGGCGCGGCAATGAAGAGAAATGGCTAGATCGTATTAAAGAGCTTGAAGAAAAGGTTCAGATCGCCGAAGCTAAGAGCCGTGAAGTCAATACCGTAATTGAAACCAAATTTGTTACTAAGATCAAAGTTGTAAAGGAAACAGTATATGCAAACCGAGAAATCATTCGTGAAGTTGCTGGGGCTCAGCTTGATAGTCAGTGTACTTTGCCTCGGTCTACAGTCGTGCTCCACGACAGTGCCAGTCGTAATGAAGTGGCCCGAGGTCCCGACAGTGTTGATGGAACCCCCTCGGGAGTTGAAGCCCATCGACTCCTTGAAGCCGTCATTGACAACTACGGAAGCTGCCACGAAAACATTGAAAAATTAAAAGCCTGGCAAGAATGGTATCGAACACAAAAACAAATATTTGAAGGAGTGAGTAAATGAGTACAATATTGACCCGAGAGCAACTGAAACAGATGGTCAAAAATCCCCATATTGATCACTGGTATGATGCACTGGAGCAGTTGCTAGATGATTATGAAATCAACACGCCACAACGTGTGGCGGCGTTCATAGCACAATGCGCACATGAGTCGGGCAACTTTGCGTTCATCAAAGAAAATCTCAACTACAAAGCAGCCAGCTTGAGAAAAGTTTTCCCTAAGTATTTCCCTACAGACGCACTTGCGGCACAGTATGCCAACAAGCCTGAAATGATTGCCAACAGAGTGTATGCCAAGCGCATGGGCAACGGTCCTGAAGAATCCGGAGATGGCTGGAAGTACTGCGGTCGTGGACTTATTCAATTAACAGGCAAAGACAACTACACATTCTTTGCTGGCAGTTTGGGCATTGAAGAAGAAGAAGCTGCCGAATACCTGGCCACATTTGAAGGTGCTTGTCAAAGTGCCTGTTGGTTCTGGGAACAAAACAATCTAAATCGCTTTGCTGACGCAGGCGATATTCGAGGGCTCACCCGAGCAATCAATGGTGGTTATATTGGTCTAGAAGATCGTATCAAACACTATGAGCATGCATTACATGTAATGGGAGTATAAATCATGTTAGAAACACTATTTTGGTTAGCATTAGGTGCATTTGTTGGATGGAATTTTCCTCAACCTGAATTTGCAAAACGTATACAAGCCCGTGTGATGGCTGTGTTTCGAAAGGATCAATAAAATGGCAGAACAACAAGAAACTAAGCCACTGTCACGATCGGAACGTGAAGCACAGATCAAAGACAAAGCCGGACTGGTCATTGTATTCATGGCGTTGTTTTTAGCGGCCAACACATACATTGCCAATGGCTTTTCAAGCACAGCACAAACCAATCTGTTGCAGGCCAGCAACACCTACGGATTTTATCAAAGCAAAAGTATCAAGCAAACTCTTGCTGAAGGTCAGTTGGAAGAAGCCCGGAAGGGCGTGGATAAAGACCGTGTTGCCAAGCTAGAAGCCAAGATTGCCCGCTACGAAAGCGAACCTGAGACAGGCGAGGGCAAGAAGGAATTACTGGCCAAAGCACGAGCACAAGAAACCGCACGTGAAGCAGCCAGGGCACATGGTCCATGGCTCACATTCTCAGGCATGCTGTTCCAGCTTGCTATTGTATTGCTGTCAGCAAGTATTTTAGCAGTCAACACCAAGATGTACAAGGCCAGTTTAGGCGTGGGTGCGATAGGTTTAATACTGATGGCCCAGGGCTATTGGTTATGGTTTTAATAACAAGGATTTAGTATGACAGCAAAAATGAGTGAGAGTGAAAAGAAAAAAGAAGATTGGATGAATTCAAAATGGCGTCCTATGATGGGCTGGACCTATATGATCACCTGTATATTTGATTTTGTAGTGGCACCAATTCTTTGGAGTTTGACACAGAGTTTATTTCACGGCAGTGTACAAACCCAATGGCAGCCGTTGACTCTGCAAGGCGCTGGGCTGTATCACATCGCTATGGGTGCTGTGTTGGGTATTGCAGCCTACGGTCGTACACAAGAAAAACTCGGCGGAGCCAACAATGGCGGAATCAATCTACCACCAAATGCTGGAACAACATATGTGCCCCCAACTGCGGCAGTACAAACCATGCCCGGTGCATTTGGTACACCAACGGCAACAACAGTCACACAATCCTGGGGCAGTCCAGTCTCACCAGCACCTGGCTGGGGAACAACCAACATCGGATCCAGTGGTGTAACCACTGGCTTTGGAGGCAAACTTGCTCCTCCACAACCTGACTTTTATCCAGAAAGATAACTATGAAAAAACTATTAATTGCACTATCATTGGCAATGGCTGGTCAATTTGTCCAGGCAGATACACCGCCAAGGGAAACCAAAAAGATCTGTGTTGATGTCAAAGACAAAGAAGGTAAAGAAGTCATAGACCCAAAAACCAAAAAAGTCAAACAGAACTGCAAAGAAGTCAAGCAACACAAAAAACTTGAAGGTACAGATGTACCTGTGAAGAAGTAATTGACCACTGCACTAAAATCCTGTATAATTATGTGTACAGGATTTTTTTATGACCGATCACTACGCCACACTGGGCGTTGCTAAAACTGCTACTGCAAATGAAATCAAACAGGCCTTTCGCCGGTTAGCCAGTCAGCATCATCCCGACAAGGGTGGCGACACAGCCAAATTCCAGGCCATCCAGGCCGCGTATGCCACACTAGGCGATCCGCAGCAACGTGCCGCGTATGATAATCCTCGCCCACAAATGCCGCCTGGGTTTGGATTTCAATCCAATGGGCCATTTGATTTCAACACAATATTCAACATGTTTGGCACAAGAATGCAATCGCCCGGGCAACAACGTCATCAACAGGCTCGCATGGATCTGTGGATCACAATAATGGACATTGCCACAGGCGGGCGTAGAACTGTGAGCGTGGGCAGTCAACAGGGCACAATGACTGTGGAGATAGAAATTCCATTGGGCATAGAAGATGGCAACACAGTGCACTATTCAGGTATTGGCCCCAGTGGAATGGATCTACTGGTCACTTACCGAGTGCATCCTCACCCTCGGTGGCAACGAAACGGACTGACTCTTTCAACCAATCATGTGTTGCCTATCTGGGATCTGATACTGGGTTGTGATACTGTGTTTACAGACGTACAAGGCACAGAATTACTATTGACTATTCCGCCAAAAACTCAACCCGGAACTCAAATGAGAATGAAGGGTCGCGGCCTGCGGGCAAAATCTGGAATCGCTGGCGATATGTTAGTTGCTATACAAGCTCGTATACCCGACAACATATCCCCAGAACTCTTGGAAATGATAAAACAAAGTCAGACAAAATAAATATTCGTAATGGTTGTATAAGTTTAAAAATCCTGTACAATAGTAATTGGGAATACAAGTAATAATATCCATGCAAAATAATCCAGAAATTGAACAGATCCTTGAGTCAGCAGTTGCCATTGCTCATGCCTATAAACATGAATACGTCACAACCGAACATGTGTTGTTAGCATTGATACGTCACGATCCTTTTCGTCGTGTGGTAGAAAAGTTTGGGGCTGATGTAGCGTTATTTGATCAGGAGCTGACAAATTATATCGGTAGCCTAGTAAGTTTAATCAAAGATCCTGCACCACAACCAAGGAAAACCAATGCGTTGGAGCGAGTGTTTAATCGCGCATTAACACAGGTACTGTTTACTGGGCGCAAGCAAGTATCAACAATTGATTTAATGGTGGCCATGCTGGCAGAAACCAATGGACATGCACATTATTTCTTGTTGAAATACGGAATTAAGAAACAAGAGTTTATAGATTTCTGGCAGAGTAACTATACCCACGCCAGCGTGTCAATGAACGAAAATCAGGCCACACAGATATTAGAAGAGCATTGTACTAATTTAACGCAATTGGCCAAAGAAGATCGACTAGAACCCATGATTGGGCGCAGTGTAGAACTAGAAGAAATGATCACAGTGTTGGCACGTAGATTCAAAGCCAACGTGCTGATGGTAGGCGATCCAGGTGTGGGCAAGACTGCAATCATTGATGGTCTTGCACAAGAAATTGCCGCTGACAGAGTTCCTGAATTTCTTCGAGGGCATGAAGTTTGGGGCTTGGAAATTGGCAGCTTGCTGGCAGGATCAAAATATCGCGGTGAGTTTGAAGAAAAGTTCAAACAGGTCATTGGAGCACTAGAAGCCAAGAAGAAATGTATTTTGTTCATAGACGAAGCACACACCATGATGGGTGCAGGTGCTGGTGGGCAAAGCAGTTTGGATTTTGCCAACATGTTGAAGCCAGCCATAACCAAAGGCAATCTCAAAGTGGTAGCCAGCACCACCTGGGAAGAATACTACGAGAGCTTTGAAAAAGATCGTGCGCTGATGCGTCGTTTCCATCGTGTGGCAATTGACGAACCCACTCCCGGTACCACAGAACAGATCCTTATTGGGCTGAGTCCAAGATTAGAAAAGTTTCACAATGTGCTAATTGACACTGCTGCCATAACTGCTGCAGTTGAACTGTCAGGCCGTTACATACACGATCGTAAGAATCCTGACAAGTCAATTGACCTGCTGGACGGTGCTTGTGCAAAAGAACGTGTTAAAGATCAAGGACAACTTACTATCACTCAAGAATTGATCATGGCACAGTTGGCTCGTACCACAGACATTCCAATTGATCGACTACAAAATGAACGTAGCACTAAAATTCTTGAATTAGAAAACAACATCAAGCAAAAGTTATACGGGCAAGACGAAGCAGTGGATTCAGTGCTTGAGCGAATTTACATTAACTTTTCTGGCATTGGCAATGCTCGCCGACCTATTGCCAGCTTCTTGTTCCTAGGGCCAACTGGCACAGGCAAAACAGAATTGGCCAAACTGCTGGCGGAAAACTTGGACATGAAATTGCTCAAATATGACATGAGTGAGTACCAGGAGAAACACACAGTGTCAAGTTTGATTGGTGCACCACCTGGATATGTGGGATTTGAAGACGGCAATGTGGGTGGCGGCAAACTGATCAGCGATATCAGTAAGAATCCATTTAGTATTATTTTGTTTGATGAGATTGAAAAGGCACACCCAGATGTGATCAACATCATGTTGCAGATGTTGGACGAAGCAAGATTAACATCCAGCAATGGCAAAACTGTTGATCTTAAAAACGCCATTATCATTATGACATCTAATTTGGGTGCGAGAGACAACGAGAATCATAACATTGGATTCAGTACTCTGTTAGAAAAATCTGGCGAAGAAGATCGGGCCATGAAAGAGTTTTTCAAGCCAGAATTGCGCAATAGGATTGATAGAGTTTGTAAATTTGCCAAACTTGACACACTGGCAATTAAGAAAATTGTGATCAAGTTTGTGGAAGAACTACAAACAAGTTTGGCAGCCAAACAAATACGATTGACATTGACCGAATCAGTGATTGATATGTTGGCCAACAAGGGCTATGATAAAAAGATGGGCGCACGTCCATTGGGTAGAAAAATCGACGAACTTATTCGTGTGCCATTGAGCAAGCGCATATTGTTTGATCGTCTTGAAAACTGTACCATTCACGCAGTGATGAAAGATGATAAAATTGATTTTATGATAGAAGAAATTGCAAAACCCGTGGTCAACGAACAAGGATATATTGTACTTGATAACTTCAAACCTAAAATTTAAATCTGTTGATAAAGATCGATTGTTTTATAATCAGTATCAATACTCTGTAAGCATTCCATTACAGGAAGTAAATGCGCTGAGAACAGAACTATCACACGAATCAATAGATCGTGCCATAGCTCGCAGACTAGCATTTTGGTCAACAATGCCAAATCGTGCCAATCGAGTGATTGAGTCAGACACAGTGGACCAATTGCATAAAATCTGTGATTTTTTATTGTCTATCACTGACCAATACAAACTGGTATTTTACTATAATCACTGGCTCACAATCTACACCAATAGTCTGGAATTGCTTGATCAAGTTGATGCACTTGATTACGTTGATATTAAAAATTACAGTCAGGTCAATATCAATCGTCCCAAAGGTACAATATTGTTAAAAAATTCTGTGCATACCAAACGCAGTTATTTTCGTCAACGTACTATAAACAATCACGAAAGAAATACACTAACTAATTTTCTAATGTCTCAACAGGATTATATAAAATTAAGTCCGGGACTAAGAAATTGGATGCATAAAGATCGAATTCATACCTATGTGCTTGACTATTTCTTTATTGATTATTCAGATGATCAATGGCTGACCATGTTAAGTTTGGTGCATCCAGGACTGGTAAGAAAAACTGTACAAATCATACAAGATAAATAATACACTATGGCAAAAATACACGAAGAAATACTTGTAATCAAACTATCAAAATTGGTCAAAGACAGCGGCGAAAATGTGCCTGTTATTGCCAACAAAGATTTGGAAGATGCACTGACCGCAGTGGCTCAAGAGCTTGTTGGTACCGGTGTTATTGTAGAAATTGAACAGGCCTAATGTCCACATATTATACCACTGTTGTACTGTTGCCCACTACCACCTATGGTACAGCATCGGGCAACTATGATGGTAGTAGTCAAGACTTTTTTGGCAATGCAGTGCCTGCAGTCAATTATTATGGCGGGCAAGGGTACGTTCAAACCATAACCTACAGTGTGACCAATTTCACTGGAACAATAACCACACAGGCTACCTTGAGCGATCAACCAGAGCAGGCTGCCTGGTTTGATATTGACGTTTACGGAGACGGATCTTCGGTCATACCCGCAGACTATCATCCTGTGAGCATTTTAGGCAATTTTGCATGGTTACGAGTGAAAGTCACTGGATTTGAATCTGGCACAGCAAACGTAGTTGCATCATATTAAAACGTGACATAAATATGTTACAATGAATTATCTTGTAATATATCCCGGACGTTTCCATCCTTTTCATCGCGGTCATCGTGCCAGCTATGAATATCTTGCTAAAAAATACGGTGCTGATCATGTGTACATTGCCACCACTGGTGTGCAAGCACCTGTAACCAGTCCATTTACCTTTGCTGACAAAGTTAAAATGATTACTACACTGGGCATTCCTGCCGGACATGTGGTCAAGGTTACTAATCCTTATCAAAGTCGAGAAATAACAGATTCAATTCCCACAGAAGAAAAATCCAAAACTGTGCTGATATTTGCACTCAGCGCCAAGGATGCAGAACGCTTTAGCTTTGCTCCTAAAAAAGACGGCACACCCAGTTATCTTCAGTCCATGCCTGCCAATCTCAAGCAGTTGACGCCAATGACTGAGCATGCTTACGTAGAAATTACACCCACAGTTAATTTCAAAGTACGTGGTCAAGATGCCAACTCAGCCAGCCAAATCCGCAGTTTTTATATCAAAGGCAACAACAACGATCGAGATCAAGTTATAGCCGACCTATATGGTGAAGCTTACCCTGAGTTACGAGACATATTTGATAATCAACTGGGTGTCAGTGAACGAGTACAGAATATAGTCCGAGAAGCCAAGTTACTTAACACTACAAAAAGCATAGCACTGATAGAACGCATATTGACCAAAGAGCGTCGTGCGTTGAACGAATTTAGTGTCAACAGTGGCGATGATGGTTCCAGTGATGACCCATATCAGTATCCCAAGCCCGAACATTATGCCCGTAGCATAGATTACTTTGGTCAATTTGAAGCAGAACACTTTGACGAAGAAGATATGAATGATGCCACAGGCGAGTTCAAGGGTTACTGGTACTACGATGGCAAGCCGAGACAAATTGCCTATTTCAAGTTTGACAATCCCGAGCGCACCGGCAGTAATCATCCGGGCATGGGCTGGTACTATGAGCCACAAAACGAAGGTATAGCGGAGGCTAAAAGAAAGGAAAAGAAAAAAACTTCAAGATCCTTAGGCAGATATTTCTTTCCAGGTTACGGATACTATGGCAGTGGAGAATCTGGTGAAGGTGGCGGGGATGGGGGAGGTGAAGGTGTTGACCGGGGCATGGCAGAAGCAGAAAAAACAGCCAAAATCTTTCATCCACAGTATGTAGATGTATATTTTCTTAATGGTCCAAGAAGAACTCCCACACTGGTCAATCGCCGAGTTCCGTACAATTTAATTGATAGATATTTAAAAGTAGTTGTTAAAAAATACAATCTGCATCAAGGTCGTTTTGAATTCAGAAACGCCGAAGAACCACACATGGCCGAAGAATTCAGACCCACTGATGGCCAGGCTATGAATATACGTAGACAAACTGCACAAAAAATGAATCCAGTTACCGACAAATTTGTTTGGAAAAGACCCAATCAAATAGGCGGTAGTCACAGTGAGAAC